GTCGTTTGGAGGCTTGAACTATGGGTCAAAAAAGACGAGAAAATTGTATGGAAAAAGGTGCCATACCAGACTAGTGGCCGCTTGGCCCAGGTCACTAATCCTAAGCATTGGTGTAGCTACAACTAGGCCATTGATGCCTACATCATGGATGGTTTTGATGGGGTTGGTATAGCTTTTGACGGCTCTGATGGTGTTCACGGCATTGATCTAGATAAGTGTATTGTTGATGGAACAATAAGCTCTTTGGCTCAGGAGCTGTTGGACCGTGTTGATGGCTATGCTGAGACTAGTCCATCAGGCACAGGCATTAAACTTTTTACCAAGTCAAACCTGGCGATCAATGGAAAGAAAGGCAACATTGAGGTCTATAAAGAGGGCCGCTACTTTACAGTGACGGGCCATACCTTAAATGGTCACGGCCTTTTGCCCGACACTATCCAAGATGTAGACTGGTTTGTTGAACGACATTTTGGAACAAATGAGGCCCTTGGCCTTGAGTCTTATAAGTCACCGCTCAATGATTGGGATCTTGAGCGGGTAGAGATTGAACTGCTGCCATTCATAGGTGACCTTGAGCCGTATGACCTATGGCTCCAACTCGGTATGGCTTTGCATCATCAAGGTCGAGGCGGTGAGGAATGGATGGAGCTTTGGGATCAAGCCAGTCGTCAGACTGGTTCATATGACCGCCGTGAGTTGGAATCCAAGTGGGACTCGTTTAGTGAACAACATGGCTCAGGGGGCGGGGCCATAACCCTTGCCTCGATCATCAAAAAGGTCATTGAGTTCAAGAAGGCTGAGCAGACCAGGACTTTTGATCGTTGTAAGGCTTTGATTGTTGACGAGACTGACCTTGAGCAGCTTAAGACCGTGGTAGTTGAGGCAATCAAAGCTGAGCTTGGCCTTGACCACATCAGTCGCAATGTTTTGGCAGGCATTCTCAAGACCAAGTTCAAGGATCTAAACTTCCCCATCTCGATCAATGATGCCAAAAATCTGATCAAGCCAAAGATTCATGAGGGTGTACCAGAATGGTTAGGTGATTGGGTTTATTCAACAGGTATGGATAAATTTTTCAATGTCACTACAAAACGATTAGTCACGGCTCAGGGTTTTGGTGCAATGTTCAATCGTCATTGCGGTGATGATTCGGCTGCTACATTGGCTTTGGATCTGTTTAGGATTCCCACTCCGGACAAGATTATTTACTTGCCTGCTGCTGAGGATCTGTTTGAGCTCAATGGTGTGCCATGTGTCAATGAGTACAACAAGAACAGTCCTCCAGATGTTCCAGTAGTACTTAGTGTTGGTGACATTGAGGCCATAAAGATTGTGCAAGCTCATTTGGCAATGATCCTTGTTGAGCCTGATTCTGTTGAAATCATGCTCAGTTGGATTGCTTTCAACGTGCAGCACCCGGGGTCTAAGATCCGTTGGGCACCATTAGTTAAGGGCATTGAAGGTGATGGCAAGTCAGTGCTTGGCAATTTGATGATGGGAGTTATGGGCATTGTCAATGTTGGCATTGTGTCTCCATCAGTATTGTCGACCGGGTTTAGCAAGTGGGCTTCTGGCAGGTGTGTCAATGTGCTTGAGGAGATTCGCATGGTTGGTCACAATCGTCATGATGTGCTGAATACCATAAAGCCGTACATCACCAACGATCAGGTTCCAGTCCATCCCAAGGGGGTTGATGAATACATGGCTCCAAACACTACTAACTACATTGCATTTACTAACCACCATGATGCCCTTCCGCTCGAAGATACGGACCGTAGATGGTGGGTCCAATTCACACCATTTAACAGCCAGAAGGAGTTGCTCAAGGTAGCTGATTCGGACTATTTTAAAAGGCTATTCGATGCCATTCGTGATCATTCACCTGGCCTTAGAAAGTGGTTGCTCGAGTACCAACTCAGCCCACTCTTTAACCCAACGGGCCAAGCACCATCATCTTTGGCTAAAGACCAGATGATCAGTCTAAACACCTCTGATGAGTTCGGGGCTGTAAAAGATCTCATTGAAGAGGGTGGTTACGGCTTTAATGGAAAAATTTTGTCTAGCAAACATCTATCAACGGCACTCAGTTTGATGGAAGATGTTGAGGTTCCCAAAAGCACAGCATTACACAAAATGCTGCTGAAATTAGGTTTTTCAAAGATGGAAAAAAAGATCAAATGGAAAGGGGTTGCATGCCATGTATGGGTGAAAGGTTCTTACTTGGAACTCTTCAACGGGCTCGATGAGGCTTCAACAAACGACAAAATCAGATCACTTTTAGATGAAAATCCTGAAAAAGACCTTTTGACTTGATTTGCTTGGAACTGGAACCTTACTAGGAACCCACTAAGAACTTCTCTAAGTTGTTGATTTGTATATTTATTTTATTAAAAGGTTCTAGGTTCTTAGTTAAATGAATAAGTTGATGCCAGCCAGGAATATACATAGTATAAATATAGCTATATATGCTTGGCTGGGGCCAACCAACTTTTATAACCAAGAACCGAGAACCAAGAACTCTTTAAGCAATGCAAAAAGCAGCTACTAAGTCAGAATCAAGCGAACAGACGACCCTAGTTGCCAGGGTGCGCAACTTCCATCCTGACCTGGTTTTTATGAGCATCCCAAACGGAGGCAAAAGGGATCCACGAGTAGCTGCGCAGATGAAGCGTGAAGGCGTTTTGGCCGGCGTGCCTGATCTCTTTCTGGCAGAACCGAGGCAAGGGTCACATGGTTTGTTCATCGAGATGAAGAAGGTTGGTGGCCGGACAAGCAATAATCAGGATTCGATCATCGACAAGTTGAAAGAGAAAGGGTATCACGTTGTAGTGTGCGAGGGAGCAGACGAGGCTTACAGTGAGTTTCTGCGCTATGTCTATGGTGATCAACCTCCTGCGTGGCTTAAGCGCTTTGTGGATCATCCTGGTAAGACCACGATGCCAATTAAAAATAAATAGGGTACAATCCGTAGAAGACAATCTGACCGAAAGGGTTGATTATGCAATTACGAACCCCTGCTCCAAAGCGAACCGGCGGCGCATTGCCCGGATCAAACAATGGCGGCGGTGCTAAACCTGGCAGCGTACGACCGGCGGGTTCTGGCCGGCAACCCGGTACTCCTAACAAAGTGACGCTGACCGCAAAGTTGGCGATTGCTGAGTTTGTCGACGGCAATGCGCATCGATTGACCGGCTGGCTTGATGCCGTGGCTGAAGGCACACCAATGCTTGATCTTGATGGTAAACAAATTTACGATCAAGACGGCAACAAAGTCTACGTGACTCGGCCAAACCCTGAACGTGCGTTCAATCTGTTTCAAAGCGTGGTCGAGTATCATGTGCCTAAGTTGGCTCGCAGTGAGATCAGCGGACCAAATGGCAGTGCAATACCGATTGCTGCAGTCGATCTCAAGGGACTGAGTGATGTAGAGCTTGACACGATGCAGAGATTGATGAGCAAAGCAGCAGGCCAATGAACGCACCACTCAGCCCGGTTGCAATGCTTGACATGATCAAGCATGAGCGAGACCGTCGCCGAGCTGAGGGTTGCTTGTATGACTTTGTCAAGCAGAGCTGGCATGTCGTAGAGCCTGGCATACCATTTATCCAGAGCTGGCACATCCAAGAGATCTGCGAACACCTTGAGGCCATCTCGAGCGGTGACATTCGGCGACTGCTCATCAACATCCCGCCGCGGCACTCTAAGTCAACCATTGTGTCGGTCATGTGGCCGATGTGGGAATGGCTGACAACGCCTGAGCAGAAGTTCCTGTGTGCCAGTTATGCCGGCAATTTGAGCATTCGTGACAACCTGAAAGCACGGCGCTTAGTGCAGTCGCCTTGGTATCAAGAACGTTGGGGCAGCTTGTTTGAACTGTCCGGCGACCAGAATGCCAAGCAACGGTTCGAGAACTCCAAGACAGGCTACCGCATAGCTACATCGCCTGGCGGCACGGCTACAGGCGAAGGCGGCTCTCGATTGGTGCTTGACGATCCGCACGGCGCACAAGAAGCCCAGTCAGACGCCATGCGTGAGAGTACATTGGACTGGTTTGACATGGTCTGGTCGACCCGGCTGAACAATCCCAAGACCGATGCAATGGTAGTTGTGATGCAGCGATTGCATGAGCGTGACATCAGCGGCCACATACTCGATGACATCAAGGGCTGGGAACACATCTGCATCCCTGCCGAGTGGGATGGCAAAGCACGCAAGACAGTGCTCGGTCCATACGACCCACGCACCAAGAAAGGTGAACTCATCTGCCCCGAGCGCTTCGGGCCGATAGAGATCACGGCCTTAAAGCAGCTACTCGGTTCATACGGCACAAGCGGTCAACTGCAGCAAGATCCTGTGCCGAGTACCGGCGGCTTGCTCAAGACTGCGTTCTTCCAGCAATGGCCACACAATGAACGGCTGCCACAGTACGAGTACATACTGCAGAGCTACGACTGCGCATTCACCGAGAAGACTACAGGCGACCCTACGGCATGCACGGTCTGGGGAATGTTCACGCACAAAGGCGAGCGGAACTGCATGCTGCTTGATGCTTGGGACGAACACTTGAGCTACCCAGACTTAAGAACCAAAGCCGTTAAGGATTGGACGACCGAGTATGGCGGCGACAACAACAATGGTGCCGGCATGCCCACTCGGGCCCGGCGGCCTGACCGCATCTTGGTTGAGGCCAAGGCCAGTGGCCAATCGCTGCTTCAAGACTTGCGTTTGGCCAGAGTGCCTGCAGTAGGGTATAATCCGGGAAACGCCGACAAAGTAAGCCGTGCTCATCAAGCAGCACCCACCTTGGAGCTTGGACTATTGTGGATACCCGAGTCAAAGCGCAACCCTGGACAGCCTGTCAGCTGGGCAGCGGCGTTCATCAAACAGCTTACCAAGTTCCCACTGGCCGAGCATGATGACTATGTGGACACGTTCACGCAAGCCATCATCTACCTCAAGAATGATGGATGGTTTGAGCTGCCGCAAGCCAAGGATGTTGACGAACCATGGCCTAAGAGCAAAGACAAGGTGAATCCATATGCCGCGTGATGAAAGCCTATTCCCTGTAGACCAGCGCATCTTTTTGCAAACTTTGTTTGGCAATCGCGAGCCAATTACTGAGGCTAATTTTTCTCAACGTGAGCTAGACAATATTGTTGCAGCAGTTCAGCGCAATCAAAAGCGCACCGGAGCTACCACAAAGGGTAACGTTGGATATGATGATTACCCGAGCGGCGAGGAGATCCAACCTGGCTACGCACCAATTGAGTCTACGCTTGGGCGTTTTAATTATAGGATATCGCCTCAGTCTGAGCTTCAAGCCACAGACAGATATGACTTTTGGAATGACGAACGAAAGGCTAATGTGGAGCGTTACGAAAATATGCCTGCATGGCAACGCAATATTACGGCCCCATTGACGTCACTCGGCTACCTGCTTTCTCTTAAACCACGCAGTGCGGCTGGCGAACTAGGTGATGCCTTTATTGGCCGTGAAGGCAGAGACGTCAAAATCAAAACCCCTATTAAAAAAGCCCAAGGCGGAACAGTCCACATGGATGAAGGCGGCGCAGCCTTTGGCGTATTCCCGCAGATGCAGCCACGCCGTGCGCAGCAAGACAGAACCGCAGCCGCCAATGCACCATTGTCAGCATTGAGGGGTTGGGCTGCAGGCACAGCAGGGTTAGCAGGAGACATAGAAGGTTTAGTCCGTGCAGGCATTTCCCAACTGCCGCCGCAAGTGTTGGCAGCCTTCCCTGCACTACGTGCATTTGGCATAGGTAGTCGCGCAGACCCTACACCGCAGCTACCAACCACTGAGTTCTACAACGAATACCTGCCGGGCGCTCAGCTAAACGCAACCCCAACAGGCAAAGCATTCACTACAGCAGGCAACTTGTTTGGCGGTGCAGGCTCCACGACACTTGCTCGGTATGGCATCAAGAGTGCAAAGGCAACTGGCCAAGCACTAGGACCCACCGCTGTGCGAATAGGTGAAGACTATTTGCAGCGGCAAGGGTTGATGCCCGGCGTTATCAAAATGCCTGGCGGCAACTGGTTGTCCGGCTCGGTGGAAGAGTCTGTAAAGCCATTGAAGCGACGTCAAACTCCTTCACTTGCAACTAGCCAAGAAGAAGCTGATGACTTGATTGCTAGAGGTTTTGTTAGAGATAAGTCAGGAGGAGATGGCGTGTATTTGCCGCCTGACCCGGTCAACACCTTCATTGACAAGAAGATTGCACCGTACATCCGCAATGAGATGGCCACACCTGGCGATCCTTTGCGAGCAATGGCTGAGAAGTATGCTGTGGACAAGCCTGTTAAGCTAGCTGAGGTGCAAGGCCGTATTGATGCCTTTGCCGCCAAGATGGAACAGGAGGCCAGAGAACGTGGCGTGCCTGTTGAAATGCTGACCTCAATGCGCCAGCAGATGATTGGCTTGGAGAAAGAGAAGGCTCTATTGGAGGCTCGAGAGGGGTTACATAGCGAGCTTTTCCCTCCCAATGTCGATGACATCGAGAATTTAGGCAACGTTCGGTATGACCAAGGGTTTGAACCCGGCGGTATGGGCCAGTCAGAGCAGGCTCGTATATGGGAAGACTTAGCTGACGTGGCTTTTGATGAACCATCTCAAGCCGGTAGTCGCTGGGGTGAAGCAACACTTCAAACTGATCCTTGGCTAAGAAAAGTACCGCCGGAGACACCTGTTTATGGTGAATTTCTATCTACAGACGACCTCGGCTTTAGGCACCTAGTTGATGAGCTACGCAACGCTACCAACCCTGCATCTGGCTTGCCTAAAAACTTGCTCATTGACCCTGCCGACTTAGGCAAGCTCACGTTGCCGCAAGCGGTTGACCGTGTAGCTGACATCAATGCTTGGCGTGCCACACAAAAGGCGGAAGCCAACCAATTGCTTGCCAACAATGCAGCTACGCAATTAGTCAAAGAGTATCCCGGGCAGGGGATGAAGTGGGTGGAGTTGAAAGTTCCTAAAGATAAGCCTCTTGTTGAAGGAGAGTATGTAGATCCGATGTTTGAAATCCCGCAAGCAATGCAAGAGCGGTTTAATGCACAAGCAACTAGAGAAGCTTTACGCAAAGGGATTGATGAAGAAAGTGACGAATTCATGTATGCGGTCAATGGTCGTATGCAAGAACTAGCAACTGAGTGGGCAAAACGCAACAAACCAAAAGTCAGCAAAGAGTTAGAAGACGCCCTCAAGTACGAAGGCGACACCATGCAGCATTGTGTCGGGGGTTACTGCCCTGACGTAGCAGAGGGACGCAGCCGCATCTATTCCTTGCGTGATGACAAAGGCCAACCGCGTGTGACAATTGAGGTGGAGATTGCTGATCATTTAGACTTCAATAAATGGTGGGACCAACAAACCCCTCAAAAGAAATTGGAAATTGACCAACGAGCAGGTCAGGGCGGATTGCAAGCTAAACTAAAAGCTCGGATTGAATCGCCCGAATATCTTGCAGATATGGCCGATTTGTCTCCTAAAATAAGCCAAATCAAAGGTTTCAAAAACAAAAAACCTGCCGATGAGTACCTGCCATTCGTGCAGGACTTTGTCAAGAGTGGCAACTGGTCTGAAGTTGATGACTTGGGGAATACCGGGTTGGTGGATTTGCAGCAGTTTCCCAAGCGCATGGAAGCGCTCGGTGGGCGTTATGTGCCGGAATCTGACTTAAACGATTATCTGGAATCAATGCCAGGAGAACGGTTCCAACCACCCGAAGGCATGGCCCACGGCGGCTTAGTCTCAACCCATTTTGACCCAATTAAAATTCAACAAATCATTGCTGGCTTAGATGATGACTTTGATCCTGAACGCATCCAGCAAATAGTTGCGCAACGTGAAAGTGCATATGCCTAAAAATACAGACTTGACCATTGAAGAAGACGAAATCGTTGAGGTAGATGATGACGAGTCAGACACCGAGGATACTGATGACGGCGGCGCAATGGTCAAACTCAAGAACGAGGACGACCAACGCCAAAAGCAAGCGCACTTTGCCAATATTGTTGACGAGGTTGACCAAGGTGACTTGGAAGATGCCGTCACGGACTTGCTAGACAAGGTTGCTAAGGACAAGGACGCACGGCAGAAGCGGGATAAGCTATACGAGGAAGGCTTGCGCCGTACTGGCTTAGGTGACGATGCGCCAGGCGGTGCGCAGTTCACCGGCTCAACAAAGGTTGTCCACCCCATGTTGGTGGAAGCCTGTGTAGACTTCTCTAGCCGAGTGATGAAGGAGATCTTCCCTCCTGGCGGCCCAGTCAAGAGCAAGATCCTAGGTGAGAAGGAGAAAGACAAGGTCGCCAAGGCCGAGCGCAAGACCGACTACATGAACTGGCAGGCTACTGAGCAGATGGTTGAGTTCCGGGGTGAGCTAGAGCAGCTCAGTACCCAACTACCATTGGGCGGTGCTCAGTACCTCAAAATGATGTGGAGCGCCCAATACCTGCGCCCATGCGCTGAGTTCATCCCCATCGATGACGTGTATTTGCCCTTTGCGGCCACCAACTTCTACAGCGCCGAACGCAAGACCCACGTCCAGTATGTGACTAAGATGGAGTACCAGCGTCGGGTCAAATGTGAGATGTACATTGACGTTGACCTTGGTTCGCCAGAAGTGCCTGACTTCAGCAAGGCATCGATTGCCAACGACAAAATTGAAGGGCGCAAGGACACCTCCTACAATGAAGACGGTCTGCGTACAATTTTCGAGATCTACACCCACCTAGACTTTGGTGATGGGGTCGAGCCGTACATCATCAGCATTGACAAGACCAGCAGCAAGGCTGTGGCGCTGTACCGCAACTGGGAGCCTGAAGATCCTCGCCGTGTAGAACTTGACTGGATTGTGGAGTTCCCATTTGTGCCTTGGCGAGGTGCTTACCCCATCGGCCTGACTCACATGATTGGCGGCTTGTCAGGTGCGGCCACAGGTGCACTACGCGCTCTGCTGGACTCGGCTCACATACAGAACATCCCGACCTTGCTCAAACTAAAAGGCGGACCTGGTGGCCAGACGCTCAACGTCCAACCAACCGAGGTTGTGGAACTTGAGGGTGGTGCGCTCATTGATGACGTACGCAAGTTAGCCATGCCGCTACCGTTCAATGGCCCTAGCCCTGTACTGTTCCAGCTGCTAGGCTTTGTGGTTGACGCAGGCAAAGGCGTTGTGCAAACCAGCTTTGAGAAGCTGAGCGATGCCAATCAAGCACAGCCGGTTGGTACCACGATGGCCCTGATTGAGCAGGGTATGGTGGTCTTCTCTAGCATTCACTCGCGCATCCATAGCTCAATGAGCCGTGTGTTTAAGATTCTGCACCGGATCAACAGCGCCTATTTGACCATTGAAGACATTGAAGCCCAGGCATCTGGTTTGGATGTCAAGCCAGAAGACTTTGACGGTCCAATGGACGTTGTGCCGGTAAGTGACCCGGCAATCTTCTCCGAGACGCAACGCTTTGCTCAGACGCAAGCGCTCATGCAACGCTCGGCCACCATGCCGCAGATGTACGACCAGCGCAAAATTGAGCAATTGTTTTTGCGCACGCTGAAGATCAGCGCTGACGATGTACTACAACCCGCGCCAGGCACCGAGGACATTGACCCGGTAAGCGAGAACGTGGCTGCAGTTATGGGAACCCCTGTCTACGTCTTACCACAGCAAGACCACATTGCTCACCTCAAAACACACTTGGCGTTTCTGAAGTCGCCGCTGTTTGGCCAGAACCCGGCCATCGTTAAAACCTACATGTTCCCGATGGCCACTCACCTGCGCGACCACTTGCTGAACTACTATCTGACCGAGGCTCACGAGGCGGTGGACGTTGCACAGAAGAAGGACTTGATTGAGAAAGAAGCAGAGCAACAGGTCAAGGTGATTCTCAAGGTGCAAGAAATCATTGAGCAACAGCTTAGTGGCTTTGCTCAAGAGTTGGCACAGATTGACCAAGCTGCTCAGCAGTTCAAACCTCAGCCGCCTATGCCGCCAGACAGCAGCATGCAAGTAGCACAACTCAATGCGCAGTTGCAAGGCCAAGCGCTGCAGCAACGCACACAATCTGAGCAGGCAAAAATGCAGCAAACCGCTCAACTTGACCAAGCAAAAATGCAGCAAACCGCTCAACTTGAGCAGGCAAAAATGCAGCAAGCTATACAGGCTGAACAAGTTAATATGCAGCTTGAGCAAGCCAAGCTACAACTTGAGCAAGCCAAAGTGCAGCAAGATGCACAGCAAAATGCACAAAAGATGGCCGAAGATGCTCAGCAAACAATGCTCAAAGAGCAGTCAGAGAACGAGCGCACAAAGATCGAACTGCAAACCCGCTATCAAATGAACACCGACGACAACAACACAGCCCTACGCTTAGCCGCAACCGAGCTAGCCACCGGCGAGAAGTTTGCCGTAAGCACCGGAACCGGAGTTAACCCGGGATCGTAATATGCAGTTTTACGCGGCAAGTATCGTACTAAAAATCCCCAACCACTAACCACACAGGAGAAACCACGATGAACAATACCCCCGCAGTCCCAATGAATAACGGCGCAGTCAAGCAACACCACCGCATGGCGGCAGGAGAGCCCGTAACTGGCCAGACCCTGCCAGCAGCGCCCGCAATGCCAAAGACGCCTGCGTGAGAATAGAAGACGTTTTGTTGCATCGGCTAAAAGCCGCGCAAGCAAGTTTTGCGCTTGAATCACTCAAGCGCCCCCAAAACCGCGATACCTTTGAGTACGGCTATCGCGTGGGCGTTGTATCAGGTTACGACGCAGCGTTAGATGTACTTTTTACCATTTTGGAAGAGGAGAAAAACAGTGGCAATGACTTATGAGGACGCAATGGCAGAGGCTTTTCCGGCTGCAGAAGCCGGCATTCAGCCTTTTGGGAGCCGTGTTCTGGTACAAATTCGCAGCCCCAAACAACGCACCGCTTCGGGCATAATTTTGGACATAGGCTCTCGAGACACTGAAAAGTGGAACACTCAGGTAGCCAAAGTCATCTCAATTGGCCCCCTGGCGTTTAAGAATCGCAACACAATGGCCAGTTGGCCCGAGGGTTCTTGGTGCGTAGAAGGTGAGTATGTGCGAGTTGCCAAGTATGGTGGCGATAGGTGGGAGGTTCCCATGTCAAACGGCGAATCTGCGCTGTTTGTAATCTTTAACGACTTGGACATCATCGGGCGAGTTAACGTCGATCCGCTGTCCATTCGTGCATTCATCTGAAAGGAGATGAGAAATGGCTGAAACCCTGAACGAGAACGACGAGGACAAAAAGCCTCTAGAAGACCTTGTCATTGTGGAAGACAAACCGCCTCAAGACGATGAGGATGATGATCGAATTAAGGCCGACGAAGACAGCGGCACTGACTCTGAGCGAGAAGCAATCCGTGAACGACGCCGACTAGAGAAAGTTGAGCGCCGTGAGCGCAAAGACAAAGCAATCACCCGCGACAAAACAGAACTAGACTTCCTGCGCAAGCGCAATGATGAGCTAGAACGTCGCATGGGGGCGCAGGAGCAACGTGCCCACCAGACTGACTTGCAAAATATCGACGCGCACATCCGTCGTGCGCAAGAAGAGGCTGAAATGTCAGACCGGGTCATCGCTAAAGCCATTGAGTCAAGCAATGGTGCTGACGTGGCGCAGGCGTTGAAGTACCGAGACCAGGCACTGGCCAAAATCAATCAACTTCATGCTATTAAAGCGCAGGCTTCACAAGCGCCGGTAAAGCCGCAACAGCAAGTTGATGAAGCTACCCTGAACCACGCCAGGGACTTCATGGCTGACCACCCTTGGTATGACGTCAATGGGCGTGACGAGGATAGCGCAATTGTTCTAGCAATTGACCAATCGCTAAATAGGGACGGCTACGACTCTAAGTCTGACGAATATTGGGCAGAACTTAAACGTCGTGCCGCTCGCCGCCTGCCGGAGCGATTTAAGACCGAAACACGGGTTGCGCGAGGCGGTCCTGCCGTCGGTTCTGGCCGAGAACACGCACCAACCTCAACTCGCAATGAGGTCTACATCAATCCAGAACGAAAGCAAGCTCTGATTGAGGCCGGAGTGTGGGATGACCCCATTTTGCGCAAGAAATACGCTGCTCGATACGCAGAATATGACCGCAATCAACGCAATCAAGCATAAAAAACTTTATTTTTCAAAAATTGAGGTATAATCCTCACCAATCGCTGAAAGGAGCGAGAATATGTCCGACGAACGCTTAAAGAAATCCGCTGGTGACAATCGCGAGCAACGCGCTGTGCAAGACCGCACGGCGACTGAGAATCGTGAGTTGTCCGATGATGAGCGAGTTGAAATGTTCCGTCAACAGTTTTTCCAGTCCTCGTTACCTGACTTACCAAAGCTGCCCGGCTGGCATCCTTGCTGGCTAACAACGATGAACCCACGTGACTCTATCCAAACTCGTATCCGCTTGGGCTACCAGCCCATCAAGCCAGAAGATGTTCCTGGCTGGGAATACGCCACCCTTAAAACAGGTGACTGGTCCGGATTCATCGGGGTCAATGAGATGCTTGCGTTTAAGTTGCCCATGAGTTTGTACGAAAAGTACATGCGCGAAGCCCATCACGATGCCCCTCTGCGCGAAGAGGAAAAGCTCACCGATACGGCTGACTTCCTTGAGCAACAAGCACGATCATCTAAATCGAAGTTGACACTGGGCGACGGTAATACAGAATTGGGACAAAAGCGGCAAGCTCAGTTTGATCTTGCTTGACAGACTTTTTAACCCCTTAGGAGAAAGCTAATGTCCTCGACTAGCGCACCCTTTGGTTTTAGGGCAAGTTTCCACAACAGTGGACAGATGCGCCCTAAAGCCTACACAATCGCCAGCACTTACGCTGCCAACATTTTCGAGGGAGACCCTGTAAAGTTGGTGGATGCAGGTACTGTTCAACTCGGCACATCTGACGGCACTCGCTCAGGAACTGTTGCTGGTATTTTGCTACTCGGCATCTTTGCCGGCTGTCAATATACCGATGCATTGGGCAAGCCAACCGTATCATCGTATTGGCCTTCTGGAGTAACCGCAACAGACATTACGGCTTGGGTCTATGACGATCCGGAAACTCTGTTCAACGTGCAGTACAGCAATCCGGGTACACCTGGCACCACGACCATGCAAACTGCCGTTGGTGAACAGATGGATTGGGTTGTGGCCTCGCCTGGCGGGTCTACCTCAACCGGGTTGTCAAACACCCAAATCGGCGTCATTGAGGCTACTTCTGGTCAATTCCAGTTGACCGGCTTTGGTGGTGAAATCAACGACTCCATAACAGACGCATACATTGTAGCCATTGTTCGTATCAACGAGCATATCTACAAAGCTGCTGTTAACTCAATCTAAGGAGGGCTGACAAATGGCTACCCCAATGCGCAGTACCGACTTTAGGTCGGTTGTTGAGCCGATTATGAACGAGGTGTTCGACGGCGTTTATGAGCAACGTGCTGACGAATGGAAGATGGTCTTCCGTGAGCAAAAAGGCATTCCTCGGAATTACCACGAAGAACCCGTCTTGTACGGTTTCGGCGCGGCTCCTGAGTTGCCTGACGGCATGGCTGTGACCTACCAAAGCGGTGGTGTGCTCTTCATTCAGCGTTACCTTTACAAGGTCTATGGTTTGGCTTTTGCCTTGACCAAGGTGCTCGTTGAAGACGGTGATCACATCCGCATCGGTCAGACTTACGCCAAGCACTTGGCTCAGTCGCTGATTGAGACTAAGGAAACCTTGGCTGCCAACATCTTGAACCGTGCCTTCAACAGCGCGTATCTGGGTGGTGACGGCGTTTCTTTGGTGTCTACAGCCCACCCGATTGTCAGTGGTACGTTTAGCAACCAGCTAACTACCGCTGCCGCTCTGTCGCAAACATCACTTGAGCAGATATTAGTTCAGATCCGCAACGCTGTTGACAACAACGGCAAGCGTATCCGGCTAACGCCCAACAAAATCGTGTCTGGACCCAGCAATGTGTTCCAGGCCGAAGTGTTGCTCAAGTCTGTCCTGCGCACCGGCACCGCTGACAATGACATCAACCCGGTCAAGTCCATGGGCCTGTTGGCTCAAGGGCAAGGCAATCTGTCGCGTATTACGTCTACCACCGCTTGGTGGGTCCAGACCGATGCGCCAGACGGTTTGAAGCTGTTGATGCGTCGTGGCTTGGAAAAGTCTATGGAAGGCGACTTTGAGACTGACTCCATGCGCTACAAAGCGACAGAGCGTTACGTGCTGGGTTGGACTGATCCACGCGGCGTTTTCGGCACCCCCGGGATCTAAGACTACGGGCTTTAACCCTCAACTCACAAGGTTGGGGGTTATGGAGGTAGTTTTAATGCGTCTGACAGCTTAAACCTCAAGCTGACGACATGCAGACAGACGCATTACACTTGCATGTAAGGAAACATCATGGCATCCACGACCTTTTCAGGCCCAGTAACGTCCACCAACGGATTCATTACTGGTTCAGGCTCACTCGTTCAAATCACGGCTGCAGCTACAGCCACTAGCGCAGCAAATGCTGGGCGCTTGAATCTGTTTAACGTAGCTGCCGGGGCAATCGTTACACTGCCTGCGGCTACTGGTAGCGGCAACCAATACAACTTTGCCGTGCAAACCACGGTCACTAGCAACAACTATGTTGTGCGAGTAGCAAATGCAACCGATGTAATGGCGGGTCGCGCCGTCATGTTGCAAGATGCTGCTGATACTCTAGTCGGCTTTGAAACTGTTGCTGCATCTGACACCATTACCCTAAACGGCACAACCACAGGTGGTACCAAAGGCGATACGATCTACATCACAGATATTGCCAGTGGATTGTTTTTGGTACATTGCAATTTGACCGGCACCGGCACAGAAGCTACACCATTCAGCGCTGCTGTTTGATCGGGAGATCAACATGGCTGACGCAGTAGCTTCACAAACTCTACTTGACGGGGAACGGCTGTTCATCGCCAAATTTACAAACATTTCTGATGGCACGGGTGAGACCGGCGTTGTGAAAATTGATGTTTCTACGCTAAATCCAAATGCATTTAATTTGGCTTGCAATGGCGTGAAAATCAATAAGATCTGGTCTACTACCCACGGCATGGAAGTAAAAATCCTTTGGGATGCATCTACCGATGTGCTTGCGTGGATGATCCAGCAAAATGCAAACTACCTGATGGACTTCTCGTCTTTTGGCGGCTTGCAAAACAATGGCGGTGCAGGTGTCACCGGCGATGTGTTGTTTACCACCTCAGATGCCTCGTCTGGTGACATGTACACCATCGTGATTGAATGTATCAAAACCTACGCAAGCGCGTAAAAGGACACACCATGGGCTGCACTTACGTTAAAGAGTTTAGTTTCGGCGGCAAGGTTACACCTGCCGCAGCCGTACATAAGCATGAGAAAGCCTTGCACCCTGACAAGCCAATGACCAAGATGGCCAAAGGCGGCAAGGTGATGGAGAAGGCTACCGGGGAAACCTACCCAAGCCGCAAGGCCATGATGAAGCATGAGAAGGAGGAGACTCCTAGGATGCAACGTGAAGAGATCATGCAAAAGTCTAGTATGCGTGCTCCTCGCCGCTCAGTACCCGTAGCTCCGATGGCTCCGATGATTGCCATGAAAAAAGGCGGCATGGCAAATCCAAATTGCTAATTTGAGCTTATAATTTAGTCTTCCGGGCGTGCTGAAACAGCGGCCACTTGACCCCAACCCGGAGCTGGTATGGCGTTTTCTGGCAATGTAAGCGGCACAACATTCAATGCACTAAAGGTAGTCGACCATGCCTTTAGGCGTTGCCGTTTGCCTGCGCAAGCCATTACTGCTGAGATGCAGACTTATGCACTGGAGTCGCTCTACTTGCAGTTGTCAGACATGGCAAACATCAAGGCTCCGAGCTGGTGTATTGAAAAACTCATCTTACCCTTCTACGAAAATCAGGAGATTATCCCTCTCCCTATCGGCACGGTAGAAGTGCTCAACGCCAACTACCGAGCCATTCAGCCGGTGACCGGCACAGAAACAACAACCAGCACGTCGTATACGGTCAACTTTGGCTCAGCCACGGTAGTAGACACGATTGGTATTGAATGGTCAGGTACCTCAGTCACTGTCACGTTTCAGGTCTCAACAAACGGCACAACATGGGTTACAGTCGGTACCTCATCTGTGGCCGCAGTTGCAGGTGAGATTGTTTGGACAGATATCTCAGGGGCTCTTGCGTACCAGTACTTCAGGATCACCTCTGCTAGCACAATCCTTTATACGACCATTACGCTGGGCAACATGCCTCAGGAAATACCTTTTGGTGTGCTGAATCGGGACACCTATGTTGCTCAGTCAAACAAGGTTTTCCCCGGCAGGCCTAATAGCTACTGGTTTCAGCGAGACATTCCTGAGCCTGTGATGCACGTATGGCCAGCGCCTTTTGCAGGCGCAGAGCAAGCACAACTTATCGTTTGGCGTCATCGGCACATCATGGATACCGAAAACTTGCAGCAAGACGTTGAGGTGCCGCAGCGTTGGTTGGAAGCCATTGTGAACGGGCTAGCCGCTAAGGTGGCCTCAGAAACAGCTCAAGTAGACATTAATTTGATTCCGATTCTTGAGCAAAAATATTTGGCGTCTCGTCAAACAGCCTGGGATGGCGACAATGATGGTTCGCCAATCTTCATCCAGCCTGCCATCGGTGCGTACACGCGATGATATACCTTGACGTTTCTGGTCAGGCTACCTACGGGATTGCCATATGCGGACGATGTTCACGCAAGTTCTTGCTTGCTGAACTGTCACCGGACCCAAATTCGCCGGGCCTTATGGTTTGCAAAGAAGACCTAGATGACTATGACCCGTACCGACTCGCACCCCGAGCGCCTGACCAGATTGTGCTGCCTTTCACCCGCCCTGACACCCCTATCAATACGCATCCTGCAGGGTTGATACAGGAAGCAGGTGACTTGTTCATCACTACCGAAGACGGCGATGAGTACTTGGAGATTTGAATGTCAGTACCTAGCAACTTAATCCCAACGCGAATCACGCAGCTTCCAACAGCCCCTGTGGCTGACGATAACAGCCTGATGATGATTGTCTACCAGGGCAATAACTACAAGATTCGTGTCGGTGACTTGCTAACTGTGGCAGGAGTTCCTATAACCCGGCAAGTGATTGCCGGTACAGGTCTGACAGGCGGCGGTGCGCTTTCTAGCAATGTGACTCTCAGCGTTGCAGTTGCTGGAATAGGGGCCACCCAGCTTAATACTACAGGTGTAACTCCTGGTGTTTATGGTGACGCCACAAACATTCCGGTTTTCACGGTTGACTCAAACGGTCGTTTGGCCACCGCAACCACTACCCCGGCTGCCGTTCCATCGGTCACCGGTACGGCGAATCAAATTACCATATCAGCAGGGCCAACGATAGCCATAGCCAACAACCCCGTAGTTCCCGGCACGGGCGGCATGATTCTGCCCGTCGGCACGACAGGTCAGCGCGGAACATCAAGCGACGGCAACCTGCGGTACAACAGCACAACGGCCAGTTTTGAGGGCTACGCCAACGGCGCATGGGGTTCCATCGTCAGCGGCTCCGGCGTCAGTTCAATTTCTTTTGGTTCAACCGGCTTGACTCCATCTACAACGACTACCGGCGTTGTCACCGTTGCAGGAACATTAGCGGTACTCAGCGGAGGCACTGGCGTTACCACATCCACTGGTTCAACAAATCTGGTGCTGTCCAACAGCCCAACGCTGGTAACGCCAAATCTCGGCACGCCAACTGTTTTGGTTGGCACAAACATCACGGGAACTGCCACCGCTTTCACCGCAAGCAACGTCACAACCAATGCCAATCTGACAGGTGATGTGACATCGGTAGGAAACGCAACCACGCTTGCCACAGTCGCCTCGGCAGGCTCTACAGGGTCTAGCACAGCAATCCCTGTCATCACCATCAACGCCAAGGGCTTGACGACAAGCATCACTACGGCAGCAGTCATTGCGCCCGCAGGAACCCTGTCTGGTGCAACACTGGCATCTGGGGTTACGGCCTCCTCGCTGACGAGTTTGGGAACGATTACAAGCCTTGTGGTGACGGCAGGAACTATTGCCACAACCCCGTCAGCGGCCACAGACATTGCCAACAAGTCGTATGTCGATACCATCGCACAGGGCTTGGATACCAAAGCCTCCGTGGTAGCGGGAACAACGGCAAACATCACATTGTCTGGAGCGCAGACCATTGATGGCATCTCAATCGTCGCAACTGACCGGGTGTTGGTAAAGAACCAAACAGCGCCAGCAGAAAACGGGATTTATGTTGCGTCGGCCACAGCATGGGCAAGAGCGGCTGACATGAGTACATGGGCACAAGTCCCCGGCGCTTACGTCTTTATTGAAACAGGAACTACTCTTGCCGACACAGGTTGGGTCTGCACAAGCAATGCTGGCGGCACAATCAATGTCACCGCCATGACTTGGTCGCAGTTCTCAGGCGCTGGCTCTGGGGTGAGTTCAATCACCTTTGGCACAACAGGGCTGACACCAGCAACCACGACGACCGGGGCGGTGACGGTTGGTGGAACCCTAGCCATCGCCAACGGCGGAACCAACTCAACGGCTACGGCAACTGCTGGTGGCTCTGCATACGGCACTGGAACTGCATTTGCGTTCACTGCGGCAGGCACTGCTGGGCAGGTATTAACATCGGCAGGAGTCGGCCCACCAGTGTGGGCAGGCATCTCGGGCGGAACATTTTAAGGAACTCTCATGGCACAAAGCGGCTACACCCCAATCTCCCTTTACTACTCGGCAACAGGCGCTGCTGTCCCGTCGGCTGGAAACCTAGTTGCTGGTGAATTGGCACTCAATACCAACGACGGCAAGCTGTACTTCAAGAACAGTGCAGGCGTAGTCACCCTGCTGGCAGGCTCAACTTCTGGCCCTGCTGGTGGCTCAACCACTCAGGTGCAGTACAACAATGCTGGTGTACTGGCCGGGATTACGGGCGCTACAACCAACGGCACAGCACTGACTCTTGTTGCTCCCAATTTGGGAAGCCCCTCCAGCGTAGGAACTATGCCAGCCTTTACCCTTGGTGGCACAGTCTCAGGCGGCGGTAATCAAATCAACAACGTAGTGATTGGCACAACGACTCCGCTGGCTGGTGCGTTTACTACGCTGAGTGCTACGTCTGATCTTACAGTTGCTCAAAAAATCACCACAACAAGCACCTCAAATGACTGGACTAATATAGTCATTGGAAATACAACAAGTAGTCAATCTTACGGAACTAGGATACAAGCTGGAACTACAGCGGGTGATTATTCTTTTCTTGTAAAAAATGCAACTAATGCTACTGAATACTTTAGTATTTTAGGCAATGGTGCAGCAGCATTGGGAAATGGCCTAGCAGTCACCGGGGCGCTGAGTAGCACCCTTGGCGCAACCATCCAAGGCTTAACCGTGGGCCTTGGTGCTGGTGCTGTGGCTACCAACACTGCGGTGGGTGTGAGTGCTTTGGCGGCGTCAGCATCTGGCACATACTCGACTGGCATTGGATATCAAGCACTAAATGCATTAACAACAGGAAATGCAAATACTGCTGTTGGTGGAAATGCTATGGTTCTTAATACCAGTGGAGTGGGCAATTCAGGTTTTGGTACTGCGGCTTTATACAGCAATGTATCTGGCTCAAACAATACAGCGATAGGTAGTAATGCTCTATTGGTCGCCACAGCCTCCAACAACACGGCTGTAGGTTATCAAGTTCTTTATAGCACCACAACTGGTTACGCAAATATTGCTGTTGGTCGTCAAACTCTTTATTCCAATACAACTGGATTAGCAAACACCGGAATGGGTGATTTGGCACTTTATAATGCAACCGCTAGTTTTAACAGTGCCTTTGGTCAAAACACTTTATATTCCACAACTACTGGTGGAAATAATTCTGCATTTGGTTCTCAAGCACTTTTCTCCAACACCACAGCCTCAAACAACACTGCTGTAGGTTATCAGGCGGGGTATAGCACTACAACGGGCGGGTCTAGCGTATTTTTTGGTTATCAAGCAGGCTATGCAATTACAGGTGGTGGTAATGTAATAATTGGAAGCAATGCGGGTTATGCCTCTGGTGTTGGGATGACCACCGGGACAAGCAACATTATTATTGGCTCTTCTGCTTCTGCAAGTGCAGTTGGAGACACCCAATCAATTACTATTTTAGCTGCTGACTCTGGTGGAAATGGTAAAGGTTCTTCTACTGGATTTATCAATCCTAACGGTGGCGGTGTCTATCAAGGCAATAACTCTTTGTCATGGTCAATCACTTCTGACCAGCGCATTAAGAAAAACATTGTTGACAACAACATTGGACTAAGCGTTATCAACCAAATCCAAGTGCGTAACTTTGAGTATCGGTTGCCAGCGGAAATCACTGAACTGCCACAAGGCCAAGCTGTTGCAAAAACAGGTGTCCAACTTGGCGTTATTGCCCAAGAACTACAACAAGTGTTGCCTGAGTGCATCAAGACCGAATCCACAGGTGTTATGTCAGTGAATGCCGACAATCTGACTTGGTACTTGGTCAACGCAATCAAAGAATTAACAGCCCGTGTCGCTCAACTTGAAAGCAAACTATGACAACCTTCACCACAACCATCCAGTCGATGTACACCCTCCAGCAGCCTGACCAAGATTACGTTGTTAACGTACTGTATGAAGTCACAGGCGTAGACGGCACTAACACTGCATCCATCGGTGGCAACACCACCTTCAACTCTGCCGACCAAGAAGGCCCAGTGACCCCCTACGCCAGCCTGACAGAGGCACAGGTCATTGGTTGGATTCCTGAGTCGGCTATCACCAGCGCACAAGCCTGTGTGCAGGGCCAGCTAGATTCACTTGCCAACCCTCCTGTCAGCCCCGCCAACACCGCACTACCTTGGAGCCAAGCTTGAAATACCCCAGCTACTGTTGCCAAAAGTGTGGGGAACACATTGGCTGGCTTGGACGACTTTTAAAATTTAACCACACTTGCAAAAAACTATTATGAACTTAGAACTCGACGTAAACGAAATCAACTTCATCCTCCAGACGCTTGGGCAGTTGCCCTCCTCCAGCGGCGTGTGGCCTCTGATTGTCAAGGTCAAAGAGCAGGCCGAGGCGCAAGTTCAGAAAGCCAAAGATGAGCCTTGAAGCACAATTCTCGGCCCACGAGGCGGTCTGCGCCGAACGGTACGCGCAAATCAATGCACGGCTAAAGCGGCTTGAGGGAATCATCATGAAGACCGCCGGGGTGCTTATCTTTTCCATGTCGGCTATCGTTTATGCCAGCTTGACGCTGCATCGGTAAAAATGATTGACCTCACCAAGGCCATAGGAGCCGTTGCCGCAAGCATTGCAGCCATTGGCGGCGGTTACACGCTTGCCGATAAATTCGGTTGGTTTGACCGGGCTATTCTTGAGTGGTCACCAGAGCATTTCAAGATCACAGCAACGGCTGGACAGCCCATCAACGTCACAGTGGCCCGTATCAAAAAGCGTGATGACTGCTCAGTGGAAAGTTTTACCCCCAGCATCCGTGACGCATCAGGCATGGTGCATGAAGCAACGACAACGGCAAGCAAGTTTAGCGGCCCAGCAGGGCCACAGATTGACACATTCACGTACCAATTGACGATGGTCAGAAAAGAGAAGATTGCACCCGGCACAGCTACGCTGCTGGCAACGATCAAATACAAATGCCCCGAGGGTGAGCGTGTCGTTCAATACCCTCGCCATGCAAATTTAAGTTTTGACCTTAAAGGCTAATTATGCTAACCCTACTCTCCACCCTGATCTCCTTCCTCGCTGGTGGCCTGCCCAAGCTGCTTGGATTCTTTCAAGACCGCGCTGACAAGAAGCATGAGATGGCAATGGCCCAGTTGCAGATTGAGCGTGAGCTTGAGCTACGCAAAGCCGGGTTTGAGGCCCAGCAGCGGGTGGAGGAGATCAAAGTAGAGGGCCAAGCCATCGAAGCCGAGGCATCAGAACGCGCTGCACTGTACGCGCACGACATAGCCATAGGACAGGGGGCATCACAGTGGATGGTCAACCTGCGCTCCGGTGTGCGCCCGATACTGACCTATGGGTTCTTCGGGCTGTTTGCATTTGTCGAGATTGGCGGCTTTGTCTACGCATGGCAGCGGGACATCGCATTTGATGTGCTGATTGCAAAACTGTGGGACGCCGACACCCAGATCATCTTTGCCAGCATCATCAGCTTTCACTTTGGTGGACGGGCGTTCAAAGGTGGCAAGGATTGAAAGTCTCCGACCGGTGCAAAGAGATGCTCAAGCACCATGAGGGCGTGCGGTACAAGCCTTACCGTTGCCCAGCAAAACTTTGGACTGTAGGAGTAGGTCATGTTCTTTACCCCGCTCAAGGGCGCTTACCACTGGATCAGAGAGACGCTTACCCGTTGGAGCCGCATGACAACCGTACTTTTTCGAAAGACGAAGTAGATGGAACCCTTAGTTTTGATCTCCAGCGATTTGAAGTTGGGGTCGCCCGACTTTTTCCTCTGGTGCTTACCCAAGGTCAAAATGATGCTCTTGTCAGCTTTAGCTTTAATTTGGGTCTGGGGGGCGTACAGCGAAGCACTCTTCGTTCGAAGGTTCTTCGGGGTGAGATTGAAGAGGCGGCAGATGAGTTCTTGAAGTTTACCCGGGGCGGGGGTAAAATTCTTCCGGGTTTGGTCAAGCGTAGAAACGATGAACGTGCTTTATTTTTATCTTAATGGAGAAACAAATGAAACCAGGACTCTACGCAAACATCCACGCCAAACAAGAACGCATTAAAGCCGGAAGCAAGGAAAAGATGAATAAAGTCGGCAGCAAGGCCGCGCCTTCTGCCAAGGACTTTAAAGACTCGGCAAAAACAGCAAAGAAGAAATGAAAGAGTCTGGCAAAAATCCAAAGGGTGGCCTAAACGCTGCGGGTCGAGCTGCTTACCATGCAGAGACCGGCGGCACGTTAAGGCCACCAGTCAAGTCTGGTGACAACCCTCGTCGTGCATCTTTTTTGGCACGAATGGGCAATATGCCAGGGCCAGAACGCAAAGATGGTGAACCCACCAGGCTGCTGCTGTCACTCAAGGCGTGGGGTGCTTCTAGCAAGGAAGATGCTCGGTCTAAAGCCAAAGGCATCTCAGCGAGAAATAAAAAATGAGTCCTGTTTGCAAAATTGGGTTTATAATTCCTACCTGAGCATATGCTGCACCAGCTGCTATCATCAACGAGGCACTTATGGCATATGTGATGACCTATGATAGCCTACTGGTAGATCTGCGCCGATATTTGGAACGCGGGTTTACAGAGGCTAGCGACCAGATTGTTTACGACCAACTGCCGAGGCTGGTAACGCTCGGAGAGCGTAGGATTTCCCGCGAACTAAAAATTCAAGGGTTTATTCGTGCAGTCACTACCCCGTTGTCCATAGGCGTTGCGGTCTACCTCAAGCCCGACCGCTGGCGTGATACGGTGTCAATGACTGTGGACGGCATCCCCATTTATGCAAGATCCTACGAATACCTGCGCAACTATTGGCCTGTTGAAGCAACAACCGGCAACCCAGCGTACTACGCTGACTATGACTATCAGCACTGGCTAATTACGCCGACACCAGCCGCAGCCAAAACGCTAGAGATCTTGTACTACGAGCAACCTCGGTTTCTTGGTGACGATTTCCAGACCAATTGGGTCACAGAGTACATCCCAGATGTGCTGCTCTATGCCGCTTTGCTTGAGGCCACGCCTTTCCTTAAAAACGATGAGCGAATCCAGACTTGGCAAGCCATGTACGACAGAGCAGCCCAAGCGGTCAACGGCGAAGATTTGAAGCGCATTCTTGACCGCTCATCCAACCGGAGTGAAGCATAATGCCCATTTACAACGATGTGTTTGGTGGCGCAAACATCTACCCAAGTGAGATCAGCTATAGCTCAGTTGCGCTAACCGCCGACATCACACTCAGCTGGCCAACTGAGGCGTCAACAAGCACGAATCTAGCTACTCGTATCATGGACGTTACCGCCAGTGCTGGCGGGTATTTCATCACACTTCCTGACGCCAAAAAGACCGGCACTGGTCAGACCATCCTGTTCAACAACCAGGGGTCTTTTACTTTTGTTGTCAAAGATGCAACAGGGGTACAAGTAGTATCAATTGCATCTGGAACGATCTGGCAAATCTATTTGACAAACAACAGCACGGTAGCAGGCACTTGGGAAACTCTGCAATTTGGGTCTACCACCTCTACAGCAAATGCCTCGGCATTGGCCGGTACAGGTATTGTGGCCGTTGGGACTTTGTTGTCACAGTCGGTACCAATCACCAACTTCAACTCAAACTATACGGCGGGCGTCACCGACCGCGCCAAAATGTTTGTGTGGACAGGTTCTGGGGGTGGAACACTTACGCTACCCTCCGCGCCTACGATGGGCGACAACTGGTTCCTCTGTTTCCGCAATGGCGGTGGCGGCTCGGTTGTAGTTGACCCATCGGGCACTCCTCTTATCAATGGTGCGGCAACCTTGAGTTTTAGTCCAGGTGATTCAGCAATTATTGCTACGGACGGCACAGATTACTTCACAATTGGATTTGGACAGTCTGCAACATTTGCCTTCGACTACACCTCAATTGCGGTTGCCGGGACAGGCAACTACACGCTAACCGGATCGGAATTAAATCGGATTGCGTACAATTTTACCGGCGTATTGACCGGGAATCGGGTCATTATTGTTCCTGCAACGGTTCAGCAGTACTGGGTGAGTAACGCCACAAGTGGTGCGTACACACTGACCGTGAAAACATCGGCAGGTACAGGTGTGGCAGTTACAGCCGGTGCCAGAGCCATACTTTATTCTGATGGCACAAATGTGGTTGATGCAAGCACCGACACAGTATCGGTTCCGATTTCAATTGCTGATGGCGGCACAGGGGCTACAACCGCCGCTGGTGCCCGTATTAACTTAGGTGCCTCTTCTACCGGCGATGCCATCTTCATTGCTGCAACCCAGCAGGCAGCTTGGACAGCCCTAGGAATCGCGCCAGCGGGTGTAGTTGTTGGCGGGACATTCTAAATGCCAGTACCTACCGTAGTCTTAAAGTCTGCTCCCGGAATCAAACGGGACGGGACTAAATTTGACGGCGATTTCTACACCGACGGCCAGTGGGTGCGGTTTCAACGCGGACTGCCCCGCAAGATTGGCGGTTATAGGTCAATCAACAAATATTTGACCCAAATATCCAGGGGCTTTACCTCGTTCACTCAACAGAGTTTGCAGTACTGTCACTCAGGCGGCACAAGCACGCTAGAACGCTTTACGATTGACAGCAGCGGAAATAGTTCAATAATCAGTAGTCGATCCCCTGTTGCTGTCTTTGCGACGGGCACTGTTACGTTGTTGACCGGCGCTGCTGGGTCCGTTGACACCGTGACGGTCAACGGGGTTACGGTCACTTCAGGTTCTGTTGCCTACAGCACTAGTCTGGCCGTTACAGCTACGGCTCTTGCTGCAAACATCACGGCTTTCACGTCTTCGCCTAACTATAGTGCTGTAGCTGTTGGCACCACGGTCACAATTACGGCAGCGACTGCAAGCGCCTCAGTTAATGGGTTTGTGGTAGCCGTAACGCTAACCACACTTACGGCCTCAACTACCAACATGACTGGGGGCAGCGCGGCGTTAGTGAGTTCGGCGTACAACAAGTGGATGTTCCAGTACATGTACAGCTCATCCACAACCGATAACTCAATCATTGCGCACGTAGCACCCAATGGGCAATGTGTGTGCAATGACACAGGCGGCCAGATATTTATCGGCGATGTTTTAACGACGGCAACGCTGACTGAAATTCCGTTGCCTTCCGGTGCTAATGTAACCGGCGGCATCGTATCTCTACACCCTTACTTGTTCTACTACGGCACGGCAGGGATTGTGGGCTGGTCTGTGCCAGGAAGCCCCACTGATTTATCTGGCGCTGGCTCAGGTATTGCTCGTGTGTGGGGGCAAAAGATTGTCAAGGGTATGCCGCTCAGGGCGGGCTCTGGCTCTGCCCCTGCCGGTTTGTTCTGGGCTTATGATGCTGTAATCCGCGCAACATTTACCGGCGGGACCACCATATTCCAGTTTGATGTGATAGCTACCGACACATCAATCATGTCCGAGGACTGTGTAGTTGACTACGACGGTGTGTTCTTTTGGGCCGGTGTTGACCGATTCTTGATGTTCAACGGCGTTGTGCGGGATGTACCCAACACGCTAAACCAGAATTGGTTTTTCAACAACTTGAACGAGAGCCAGCGCAGCAAAGTGTTTGCTTTCAAAATGCCCTACTTTGGCGAGATCTGGTGGTGCTACCCACGGGATGACGCCACGGAATGTACCCATGCGGTCATCTACAACGTGCGAGAACAAACTTGGTATGACACGGCATTGCCGGAGTCAGGGCGAAGTGCTGGGGGTTTTAACAATGCTTTTGCTGCTCCTTTGCTTGTAGACGCTGTTTCTGCGTCAAGCGGCTATCGTGTCTGGATTCATGAACAGGGCACAGATGAGATTGACGGCATTACTTCATCGCCAGTTCAATCGTACTTTGAGACTGCTGACTTATCGTCATTGGTACAGGGCAACGATTCACGACTTCGGATTACAGTCATTGAACCTGACTTTATTCAGTCTGGACCAATGAGTGTGCAGGTTACAGGCCGTGCTAACGCTCGTGCTCCGGAGGTGCTTAGTCAGCAGTGGATCTTTGAAGAAACGGCTACGCAATCCTACGAGCAAATCGTCATGATGAAGGAAATGCGCCGAGAGTTGCGTGTGCGTTTTGAGTCAAACGCCGTAGGTGGTAATTACCAGATGGGCCAAATTATTGGCCATATTGATAGCGGTGACAGGACGATGTTGGAATGACAACAATTACACGCCCGTCGTACATGCAGCTCAATGATTGGGCCGACCAGATTGCGCTTGATTTAGATAGTTATGGTGCCTTTGGTAGGTTGGACAAAGATGGCAACTGGCAAGACTGGGCCATGCAATTTTTGAACAATACCTCACTAGGCCATAATTTTCCAAAACCATACGATTTTACAGATTGGCGTGAGTGGGCAGAACGGTTTTGCCAGGCTTTGTCATAAGGCACACACAAATGAATAAGCAAGAAATTTTAGAAATAGCCAAAAAAGACCCGCGATTTGCGCAGGCGATATTGACTGTTGAAAATCAAATGGGCGACACGGACATTGCTCCGGAGCAACTTGCTGAGCTGGTCAAGATGCTTGAGTTCGCCTTGAACAACCCAAATCAATATCCGCAAATTAGAGACGCAATCATCAAAGATGGATTAGCCCCAGCAGAAGATTTGCCTGAGCAATTTAACCCGGTCGTATTGATTTCAGTTTTAGTCTTGTTGTACGGCTTGCAGGAGCGGTCTACTGCAAAAATGGCTAGGGGCGGCTTAGCCTCCGCTGCGCGACAGATGCGCATGGCCGGGCGCAATGGCGACACGATGCTGGCGCATATCAATCCACGAGAAGCCCAGATGCTTCGTCAAGCCGGTGGCAGTGGGACAATCAACCCAACCACGGGATTGCCTGAATATTTCAATTTTGGCGACATTTTTAAACTAGTTTTACCAATTGCTTTGGACTTCATTGCGCCTGGAATCGGAACTACGCTAGGCACTGCTTTGGGTGCCTCTGCAGCATGGGCTCCTGCTTTGGGCGGCGCATTGATTGGCGCGGGCACGTCTGCCATAACCGGCGGCAACCCGCTGCAAGGCGCAATCATGGGCGGCATGGGCGGCGGTTTAGGCGGCAACCTTGGGCAAATGTTTGCACCAGAGGCAAGCGCGGCCACACAAGGTTTGCTGGGCAGTGGTCTTGCCGGCGCTTTAGGTGGCATGGCTACAGGTCGTGGGCCGTTAGAAGGTGCTGCCCAAGGAGCACTTGGCAACTATATCGGGAATGCTGTAGGAACGATGGGCGGTCCAGGTGCTCTTGGCACAGGCTTAGCTGCAGGTAGTGAGACTTTTAAGAATGCAATGGTTGCCGGTTACGACCCGCAAACAGCTTTGGCCGGGGGTGCATTGTCAGGCTTAGCTGCCGGAATGCGCAAACCGTCACAGGCGGCAGTTGATACTATAAGCACAGACGCCAAACCAGCGGGTGTTTCGGCTAAGCCCGGATCTAGTTTTGACAAGATGGGTGCCTTACTACCACTTGCTGGATTGCTATCAGCGCCCGGTGAAGCCCAGACAGCTGTCAAGTCAATGTCGCCTGAGCAGCAAGAATATTTTAACCGCCCATCCATCAAATGGGATTGGCCCAAAATGCAGCAAGATGCTGCCAGGTCTAACATGAGTTTGAGCCAATTCATGGCGCAAAGTTGGCCACAAATCACATCGGGTACTTACAATATGCCTGTCGTCAAGAAAGCTAGAGGTGGTGCGCTATCTCAAATTGCTTACATGGCACGGGGTAGCGGTTCAGGCCGTGACGACACGATTGACGCAAAGCTGAGTGACGGCGAGTATGTGTTTGATGCTGAAACTGTTGCTTTAATTGGCGATGGTTCTAGTAAAATGGGTGCGCAAAGATTAGATTTGATGCGCCAGCAAATTAGAAAACAGAAGGGCAAAGCATTGGCAAGGGGTAAGTTCTCGCCAGATGCAAAATCGCCATTGTCTTATTTGAGAGGCGCATGATATGGGAAGTCTATTTACCGGGTCTCCACAAAGCGCCCCGTCGTATGCAACGTCTACGACTGAAACACCAAAGTGGATGCAAGATGCAATCTACAACCAGATTCAGCTGGCGCAAAATCTTGCAAACACGCCGTACCAACCCTACAGTTTGCCTTCTGTTGCTGGACTCTCTCCTCTGCAACAACAGGCGTATACAAACATCCAGGCAAACCAGGGCTCGTGGTCTCCACAACTTGCAGCGGCACAAACCGGCATGCAAAACATGGTTGGGTCAAATGCTAGCTACACAACAGGGCAACCGGGTCTAGCTGCTCAATCCACGTTACTGAATAAATTGCAAGGCAACTTTAACGACCCTTACAACACACTAAATACGGCTGTGACCAAAGCCACCGGGATGAGTGGTTTAACCGCAGCCCAGCCTTACATGACCGACGCTTACATGAAGGCGGGCGAGGCTGGGAATATAAACACCGCAACCGGATTAGGTACTGCGCAAACCAAATATCTAGATGAGAAACTTGCAGATGATGCGTCAAAATATGGCCAAGATCTTTATATCAAAGCAGGTGGTTTAGATGCGGTTGCAAAAGCCAATCCGTATCTGCTTAATGCCGATACCCAAACCGCAGCCGGGGTAGCTGAAAAAGCATATAGCAAAACTGAGCCTTACTTAACAGAAGCAAAAAAAGCCTCATACACAGACATTGCTAAATACATGTCTCCTTATCAAACAGGGGTCATGGATGTAATTGCCAAGCAAGGTGCAAGAAACTTGTCTGAGAATTTGCTACCTGCTGTGTCAGATCAATTTATTCGTGCAGGCCAGTTTGGTGGTAACCGCATGGGTGAGTTTGGCTCACGGGCATTGCGCGACACGCAAGAGTCCGTGCTCAACCAACAGGCACAACTTGCCAACCAAGGCTACGGGCAGGCTCTCGGTGCTTCTCAAGCAGACCTCGCACGGCAAGCGCAATTGGCAGGCACTGTGGGTAGCATCTATGGTGCAGACCTTTCTCGCTTGTTGCAAGGTGGGGCTCAGTACGGTAACTTGGGGCAAACCGCTGCTCAGATTACTTCTGGACAGATGCAAAATCTGACCAATGTAGGCCAAGCACAAACCGCTGCCGGTCAAGCTCAGCAACAGTTTGGACTCAATGCTGCTCAATCAATTCAAGGGGCCGAAGCACAAGATGCAGCAAGGAAGTTACAAGCAGCTGGACAAATCAGCAGCATTGGCCAGAACATTGGCAACTTGACCCAAGCCCAGCAACAAATGCTACTTTCTGGTGGCCAGGCTTTGTCCGGTGCTCAGCAGCAAGCCGTCTCGCAGGGACTTAGTGCGGCTGGTCAGTATGGAACGCTTGGCGCAACTGCTGGGCAGCTGGCCAGCACAGATGCCGCACGACAAATGTCTGCATTGAATCAAATGGCTAGCATGGCACAACAGCGGCAAGGTATGCAGACAGCAGATGCAGCAAGTCTAGAAGCCGCAGGGGCATCTCAGCAAGCCCAACAGCAGGCTCAACTCAATGCCGCTTATCAGCAGTATCAGCAACAGCAGATGTATCCTAAGCAGCAGGCAGATTTTCTCAGCACGCAAATCCGGGGCATGGCACCCATCACGCCACAAACGACAAACACAAGTGGGTCTACAACCACTTTTGCACCGTCACCATTGTCACAACTGGCAACCGGACTGTATGCATACAAGGGTCTGAACGCGCTGGGTCAACCAACACCTTGAGGTTAAATTATGGGTTATGAACTTGATCGATTGATGCAGCAGTTTGGTGTTAGTACACCAACTTTGTCCTATTCCGGCATGTCTATGCCGATGAAACCGGCTGACTTACCAGCCGCTGCTAGTTCAACAGATAAAGCAAACTATGATGCTTTGCTGGCCAAGTACAACGCGGATATGCCTTTGTACAATTCGAATCAAGCCCTGTACAAGACTTATTCGGACGAATACAAGAATCGTTTGGCTAATACGTCTTTGTACGATGCACCGCAGTATCAAAGAGGAGCCGTGAGCAGCCCAGGCACTGGTAGCGCAATAGACCAATACTCACAGATGTACTACGATGTGCTGGGGCGAGCGCCTGACGCCTCTGGCCTTGCGTATTGGAAAGGTAAATTTGGGGATATGGTTTCTCCAGAAGAGTACGCTGAGTTTAGGCAGTCTGCGGCAGGGGAAATAGGTAGCCGACCCGTAAATAATTTGTCTACCACAGGTTTACCAGTTCTACCAGTTCTAACGGGTTTAACAGGTTTAACCGGCACAACGGGCACAACAGGTACAGGTACAACCGGGGTTACAGGCACAACAGGAACAACAGGTACGACAGGTACGACAGGTACGACAGGTACAACCGGGGTTACAGGCACAACAGGTACGACAGGTACGACAGGTACGACAGGTACGACAGGTACGACAGGTACGACAGGTACGACAGGTACGACAGGTACGACAGGTACGACTGGAGTTACAGGCACGACAGGTACGACAGGTACAACTGGGGTTACTGGTACGACAGGTACGACAGGTGTAACGGGCACGACAGGTACGACAGGTGTAACGGGCACGACAGGTACAACAGGTGTAACGGGCACGACAGGCACGACAGGCACTACAGCTGCAACAGGTACGACAATTACCCCAGGGCAAGCGGCAGCATTAGCTTTAATGTACAAGTCTAGCACTGGCGGAGCACCAACAGCTGAATTTGATAAACTTGGCGGTTATGCCGCAGTTAAATCCGCTGCTACAGCCGCTGGGTTTAACGCAACTCCTGAGTGGCAGCAGAGTTATAAGAAAAGTGTTGGTATGGCCAAAGGCGGCTACATAGACCACTACGCTCATGGCGGCGCAGTTCGCCACTATGAATTTGGTGGTCCAGTTGCTGGAAGTATGGCTGAAGCCCAAGAATTGATCAAAGCCTTGGAGAGTGGAAAATTAACAGGGTACGAGCGCGAAGAGGCTTTGAGTAAAATTGCAGAAATTTATAGAAAGATTGATCAGGAGCCTTCTCAACTGGCTACTATGTCTATGTACAGTGCGCCGCAGTTCCAAAGAAATCAAAGGGCTGTCCTGAATCAGCCTATCTACAGCACGCCTACTGCAGCGCCGGTTCTTCAGGCTGAGGCAACTACTCCGGTTGTTTTGTATGGCAGTGATGGTAGCCCCGCTGGTGGGGAGCGTAGTTCAAACCCTGCCTGGGATGCCATGACATCTGAAGAAAAAGCTGCGTTTTATAGTGCCAATCCAATGTTTGGTGCAATTACACGAGCTGGTCAAAATATATTGGGGATTACAAGTCTTGGAACTCTGCAAAATTCATTAGTGCCCGATTTTGTGCGAGAACAACAAGCTATTGCAAAAGGTACAGAGGCTTATTCAGGCCTCAGAAATTTTGGCAAAGAAAGCACCATTCCAAGTGGCGGTATGATTAGTCCTGGTTTATTTGATCCATATGCTGGGGATTCTGATAAAGATGTCGGAGAAGCAAGAGATATAGCAAACGCACGAGCCGCAGCAGCAGATAGAGCAGCCGCTATCGGGGTGGTTTCTGACGGGCAAGCTCTTGCTGATTTTAATACTAGAACTGATGGCGGGAACTACAGTGGCGTTATCGGCGGCGGGGGTGTTCCCGATGGCGGTGCTCCCGATGGCCGTTACAGTGGTAGCTATGATTTTGCCAAAGGCGGCTACATAGACAGCTACGCCCAAGGTGGTGCGGTTCGCCACTATCAAGCTGGCGGGGATGTTGTGTCAAGTATGGCTGAAGCGGAAAGATTGATTAAAGCATTGGAAGGTGGGAAATTAACAGAAAATGAGCGTGAAGACGCTATGAGCAGGGTTGCGGAAATTTATAGGAGGCTTGATGAGGAGCCTGTTCAAGCAGCACCAGAAAGTCCAGTAACTCGACAAATAGCATCAATGCCCTCTGGCGGGGACTTAATTGAACCTATGCCGGAGTCGGTAAAACTTACACCCGTAGAAATCAGGCAAGCTATTGCCAATGCATCTCCTTTGACAGCTTTGAAAGAAGCAGTCGCCAAACCACCCCCAGTTGCGGAAGCCGCCCCATTGGTCAGGCCAGTAGATCCCAGGCTGTACGGTCAGAGTGATGAGGTTGCAACTGGTCGGGGTTACAGCCCTATGGACCCCAGGCTCTTTGGCGAAAGTGATGAGGTTGCAACTGGTCGAGGTTACAGCCCTATGGACCCCAGACTCTTTGGCGAAAGCGATGAGGTTGCTACAGGCCCAGGCTACAGTCCTATGGATCCTAGACTGTACGGTGAGACTGACGAGGTTGCAACGGGTCGGGGTTACAGTCCTATGGACCCTAGGCTTTATGGTGAGAGCGATGAAGTTGCAACAGGCCCAGGTTATTCAATGCCTGCGGCAAAACCAAAACTATTAGACTTAGCAGCAAAATACGCAAAGCCCGGCTTTACCCCTACATTTGCTTCAGGTAGCATTGACCCGGGCCCAGATCGGATGGCTTTGATCTCACAGAACGCAATTGCAAACAAGATTGCTGACCCTGTAATCAACATCCAACCTGAGTATGCTGACGACTCGGCAAGTCGGTTGTCTATGGATAAGCCTCAAGACACCACAATCCCGATGAGCCCAACCATGGCTATGCTGCAGAAGATGCTGTTGGACAACCAATCCCAAAAGTCACCCTATGCAGATGAGTTGCGTGTTGCTAGGGCTACGGCCACAGCACAAACAAAAGCCTTCAACGACATGTTGGAGAAAGCAATCAAGGGCCAAGACGACAACAAACCGTCAAACGCTGAGATGTACTTCCGGCTTGCTGCAGCATTTGGCGCACCTACAAAGACAGGTAACTTTTTTGAGAGTTTGGCCGAGGTCAATAAGAGCATGGCTGAACAAGCTAAAGAGACTAGGTTGGCAGGCAAAGCCGGTCAAGCACTCAGGCTACAACTTGGCTTAGAAGGTGCCAAGGCTGGTATGACAGCAGCAAGAGAAGATGTCACGGCATTGCGAGCATTGACCAGCGAAGAGATGAAAGAAAAAGCATCCGCCCAGCGGGAATTGATTAAGGAATATTTCAAATCCGGCGAAGCCCAATCAGCTGCAGGAAATCAAGCCCAAGACGAAGGTTTGATTCCAGGCACTCCAAAATATCAGGCTCGCGTAACAGCAATTTCTGAGGAGCAGTTTAAGAAGCTAACCGCCGGTGTTGATGCTGCTGTTGCGGCTGCTGAAGCTACTCGGGCAGCAACTGCTGGGGCTGTAGAAACTAGACAACTGCAAGAGAGAAAGTTTGAAGCGGATCAAGCTAAGAAAAAAGCAGACGCTGCCAAACTGTCAGCGCCTGAGTTGAAACTTAAAATTGAGACCGAAGATATGATTGGCACGACTGAGCAAGCTATGAATAACTTGCGTCGTGCTTATGCGCTTAACCCTACAACCTTTGACAACTCGCTGCCTGATCTTGCACAACGTAAAATTCTTGAGGCAGCTGGTAGTAAAGATCCCAAAGTTATAGCTACGCGAGAGCTAGAAAACATTCTTGAGAAAGCAGCGCTTTCGGCCCTTAAAGCTACGTTCCCAGGTGCAATCAGTGACGGTGAACGCAAGGCCCTAATGAACACGGTGGGCTTAGGTTCAAAGAGCATAGAAGAAAGAAAGCTGATTATGGAGAGTGGCTACGAGGCACTTAAATCGGTTTCTGAACGAGCCAAGAAACGTCTAAAGCTTATCAATGAGGGTCTCTACCGCACTACGACCCCGGCAATTGCAGTAGAGGAGACTGAATAATGGGCGATAAAGTTTCAAATCTAACTCTGTCTGATCTTGTGTTAGGGAAGAGGTCAGTTGACCCCTACCTCAACACCGCTCGTGCGGTGTTAGGTCAAGGCGTTGGCATGGGTTGGGGTGACGAGGCTGAGGCTTGGTTGCGGTCAAAGTTGGGCAGTGAGTCTTACGAGACTTTGTTGCCACAAATACGCAGCGAGTACGGCCAATATGCTAAGCAGTACCCCATTACCCAGGGCGTGTCTGAGTTCGTCGGGGGCGCTGCCCCAGGTATTGGCATGATGTTTGTGCCAGGTATGCAACCGGCAGGTTTAATGCGGCTAGGGGCACTAGGTGCAGCAACTGGAGCCGTATCAGGTGCAGGCTCAGCAACCGAAGGTGACCGTGCAAGCGGTGCAGGCGGTGGTGCGTTGATTGGCGGTAGTCTAGGTGTTGGTCTGCCAATAGCCCTACGAGCCGCTGGAGGTGCGGGTAAGTGGCTCAGAGAGCGTTTGTTCTCAACGCCTAAAGTTGTGCAAGACCGAGCGCTAGGAAAGATAAATGAGGCTATGAGTCAAGCCAAGGTTAGTCCTCGGGATGTTCAGGCACAGATGGCACAAGACAGGGCAATGGGCGTTCCGTCGGTCATGGCCAATGCAAATCCGGCGCTCAGGGATCTGGCTGAAGCAGTGGCTCAGCGTTCAGGGGCTGGTAGTAACGCAATTGAAAATGCGCTGACAACCCAAAGACTTGGTGCACGAGGTCGCGTTAAGGCCCAAACAAAAGCAGCGCTAAAGCCGGTTGAATATTACGACATGGAAGAAAGTCTGACGGCCCAACTTAGAAATAATGCAAAAAGTTTGTATGAAAAAGCATATGCGCACGGTGACGTTGATGACCCTAGGATTGTTGAGGTACTTAAAAACCCACAATTCAAAGCGTTCTTTGACAAAGCACGGTCCATAGCTGACACAGAGGCTCAGACAGCAAAGCTCAAAGGTGAAGATCCTCTCAAGTTTGCATTGCCCGAGATTTACAAACCCTCGGGTCGGTTTGATCCTAGTGGTGCTGAAATTTTAGATCTAGTCAAGCTGCCAGATGTAAGAACACTGGACTACATCAAGCGTGGGATTGATGCCACCATTGATTCTGGGTTCCGAGGTAAAGGTATGAGCACCGCAGAAGCTTCAGCACTCAGAGATTTGCGCAAGCAGTTTGTCAATGCCATAGACGAAAATGTGCCTGATTACAAATTTGCACGAAAAACTTATGCTGGCGATTTAGAGACTTTGGATGCCTTGCGGATGGGCAGAGAAGAGTTTAAAACTCTTGACGCTGAGCAAGTCAAGAAGATGGTTGACGCAATGAGTTCCGGCGAAAAAGATGCGTTTAGAACCGGCGTTGCTCGTGACATTTATAGCACCATTGGGAGGCCGTCTAATGACCCAAATACCGCACAGCGGGTGATTGGCTCTCCAGACATGCAAGAGAAATTGGCAATGTTGTTTGACAACCCTGCCGAGTTTGACCTATACAAAGCTGCTCTTACGCGTGAGTCCCAACTATATAAGGAGTCAAACAAAATTTTAGCCGGGTCACAAACCGCTAAACGCCAAGAACTTGGCAAATCTTTAGACGAAGACACCGGGATGATTGAAAGTGCAGCGACAGCCGCCACCGGCAACTTTAGCGGGGCGTTAAGTAGCCTGGTCATGGGTGCAATCCGGTCTGGCCAGATGTCCAAAGCACGTGCTGAAAAGATGGCTGAGATGCTGATGGCTAAGGATCCGAATGAAGTAGCTGCCGCTGTGCAAATGATTGAAGCCTATGCGGCCAAGCAGGCACCTAAACAGTTCAAAGCCACGCTAGGGGAGGCAGGTGCAGTCACCGGTACAAGTACTGCAATTTATCCAGCACCTGCCGCTACAGCATTTGACATCATGTCACCAACCACCGACATTGAGCGGGCGCTGCAAGATCGTGATGAAAGTCCAATTCAAGGCCCAGACATTGAAGAAGCATTGAAAAACCGCGACAAAACAAAGTAGAATATTGACGCAGTTGTCAATCTTTAACCCCGCTTCGGCGGGGTTCTTTTATGAGCGTTCGGTAAGCAGCAATAGCATCCTTGAGGTCTAAGCGTGCTTGCTCAAGCTGGTCCTGTTGCTCTTGCAGCCGCAGGTAGGCATCAAGCGCAAACTTGTCCAGAGTCGCCCGGTCCCAGGTGCTGAAGATAGGCGTCATGGATGCGGACAATCGTCAGGCACAAACGCCAAGCAGTGGACGGCGGTGTACTTGCTTGTGGTCTTGACCCACCTATCAATGTAGGTGTCAGGCATCAAGGCCAAGGAACGACTGACGCCTGTCGGCGTTAACTTCAGCGCAAGTGCAAGTTCCAGGGCAGTCATTCCGTCAGGCGCTTGCGCCAGTGCGTCCCTAATTTTTTCTGAAATTACCACGGGGCATCCTCAAAGTTTTCAGGGTTAAACGGGATGGGTTTGCTTGGCTGCGCTGGTGGCAGTTCGGTAGGGAAGGGCCAAATCAATTTGGCAATGTCTGCTAAAGCATTTTGCTCAGATGTTGATAGTTGTTTTGGCGGTGCAAGAAAAGATTGCACCAATGCATTAAATTGTTGCTGGTCAGTCATGTGTTGCGCTCCTTTAGCGTGGCTTCAATAATTTTTGTCAGGCAAACCACTTTCCACAACAAATCTCCAAAATCGACATTCATATCAGCCACTATGTCACTCATTTCCTTATCCGTCAGCCCTAACCACTCACGTTGTGGTGGGCAAATCCAACCCTCACAATCTTCCCGTTCGGTAGCCTCACAATGTATGCAAACCCCGTTTGCAAACTCGCATGGTTTTACTTCTTGTTCAGCCATGATTGAGTTCCTTTAGCATGGCTTCGGCCCACAGTGCGCCACCACCAAAAGTCCCATTTGTCCAGACTGCGGTCTGCTTATCCTCATCCGTCAGCCCTACCCAAGGGCGCTGAGCTTTTGTTTGCCAGTAATGCACATCACACAAGTTACCCTGGTCAATATCATCTTTGTATAAATTGAATTGATAGCTGCCGCAGTTCCAAGCGCCGCACTTATGTTCACATCTTTTTTCAGCCATTGTTTTTCTCCTTGAGTTTGGCTTCCAAGGCTTGTCCAAACATTACTACGTTATTTCGTACTTCGTTATCAGGCGTTGATAATTTTCCATGAGTTAGGTCATACCAAAGTTGTGCCCAAGTACCTTTAATCTCGTCCTCCGTCAGCCCTACCCACGGGCGCTGCACTGGCTGCTCCAGCGCGGCCTCAAGCGCAGCCCTTGCTACCCCAATCCTTACAATTGCCAGTTTTCGCTCCAGCGGCGTTGGCATTTGCGGCGTGTGAGCAACCTCTGTGGCATAAGCATCGGCCAAATTCATAATTTTTTCTTTGTTCATTTGTTCTCCTTAATGTTGTGGGCGGCTTCAATGGCTCGGGCAAAACGCACTCTAAAATTTGCCACTGGTCCGACTAATTGTTCATTGGCAACTTTGTCGCCAATAACCTCAATTTCATCATGCGTCAGAGGCTTGCGCTGTGCTGCGAGTGCGGCATAAAGGGGGAATGGGCCACGGGCAAACACGTTTTTTAGAAATAAAGTCGGCTCTGATGTTTCAGTGACGACAAGGCGGTTTACAACAGCGTGTCCGCAAGAGTCGTAGCGCCACCCCCACGCCACAGGCTGCTGCACTGGCTGTGCTGCGGGTTGTTGAACATCGTCAATCTCACCGCAGGTGTAGCACTGCCATGTCCAACAACCTTTTTTATCGTGACAAAATCGACACGACACTGGCTCGGCTTGCGGCACAGGCCATGCCTTCGTATCCCCGCAGTCTTTGTAATGACATGCGTCTCCGTCTTGGCAGGGACATCGTGGGTCTTTTCCTATGCATGTCATGTGTTCTTCTCCTTCAGTTTGTCGCAGATGGCCCGGTAAATAGGCTCTCGATGCCCCGATACATCAAAGCATTGGTGCATCTCATCATCCGTCAGTCCTACCCACTCACGCTGTGGTGGTGCGGTGTAGAGCGGAACGGCGTCATCAAATCCACCGTTTGCGTAAATGCTGGCATCAAAATCTTTGATGGACTCCAAACCTTCTTTATGCGCCCACGCCACCGGCTCCTGCTCTGGCTGCACTGGCAGTGCTGAAAAAAGCTCAGTACCCTCGGGTAGTGGGCCGTTCGTCCATTCCAGCGTGTACCGGCTCATATGAACTTCGGCAACCCGGGCCACCGGCTCCTGCACTGGCTGCACTGGTTGTGCCAAGGCTTCTTTGATGGCGGTGATGGCTTGTTTTGCATTGTCTTCAACTCTGTGATACTTCCACGCAGCTTGTGGCGGGTCGGACATCAACATGATGCCGTGGTATCTAACAGCGTTTTCCAACGCCTCCAGCGCCAGCTTCAGGGCTTCGTCTTTGGTCATGTGTTCTCCTGTGGTGGTGGTGTGCATGTGTGAATCGTGGTCAGGTCAGCAGTGCGCTTGCCGCATCGTTGGCAGAAGTTGCGCTCCTCTGGCTCTCTGTACATTAGCGGTATTCCGTTTTCATCAAAATACACATAACGCAAACTCCATCCGCTAGTTGCCTGTGCTGGCTGCACTGGCAGGGGTGGCTTTAACTGGCGAACTAGCTCTCTAGCCTCGTCTTGTTTCTGTGAGTTTCCGCCGTCTTGCCAAGGCTTATATTCCGGCTGGCTGTGCCACGTTTCGTAAAGCGCTTTCGCTGCTGCCTCGTTAGCTGCATCTTCGGTGTTTTGTACTTTCGCTTCTGGCTGCACTTTAGTCATTGCATTACCTCCCTTGTTACTTTCATGCACTTGTCTTTGACCCACTCCATCTTTACAGACTCGCAAGCCTTTTCGGCGCCAACGTAGTTGCCGATGGTGTACGCAAACCAGTTAAGCATTGCAATAACAAACAAAACAACAAGTAATTCTGGCATATCAGTCATTTCATACTCCTTCCAATTTCTGCTGCTGCTCGGACAATGGCGCGGCGGGTTGCTGCGAGGGGGTCAGGTAGCGATGGCTCATAGCACGATTCAATGTTGGTGTGTGTGGCAACCCAATGCCCTGCCATATAGCCTTGCGTTATATGGTCCAGCATCAAACTCAGTTTCACCGCCAGCCGTAGCGCATCGCCATCGTCTTCAATGGGATTCCAAAGCCGCACAAAAAAACCTTTTTCATCGACAACGCACTGGCCGTTGTCGTCGGACAGTATCCCCGCAGCTTTAGCCGCCAGTTCAAGTAGTTCTTTGTCAGTGTCAGTCATCACATCCCCTCATCGGCCAGTGCTTCGGCCAAGATTAATAAAAATAGGCTGCGCGTCAGTCGGTCTTTGTTTTGCTGCCATTCATGCATCATGTTGTTTGCGTAATTTGCAACAATTGCAGAACGAATGGCAAAATCATGCATTTGCTCTGAGTCTATGTACATCAATTGGAATTCGCCATCACAATCCCGCAGCGCCGTGCTGACCGGGCCATAAGCCAAGTGAGCGTCATCCGGGTGGATGCGGTAAAGACTATCGGCGGTTTTGCAATCATGCAGACTGGGCCATAGGCGAAATGCACTCTCCTTCCAGTTGCGATCTATGGGCGACCTGTACTGTATCCGCGCCCCACGGGCGGCAGCGTGTAGTAAGCGGCTCATAATTTCCCCACTGTGTATCCAGCTATAAACCAAGTTACTGCCACGACCACGGGGTGTGTAAGACAACGCCCTGTAAACCACCACTCAATAAATTTGTCAAATTTCATGTGTTTCCCCTTGCTCGGATTGCCTTTGCCTCTGTATATGGATTTAATCCACATATGATGCAACCGCCCTGATCGTTTTGGGCAATCCGAACCAGTTCGGGTGATGCTTCAAACATTTGCGCTACTCCCTCGCGCTCCGCAGCGGCACCTGCCTCAACCCCACAGCGGTACGCCTCGGCAAGTGCAACCTCTGCTTTATTTGCGGCAACAAGGTGGGCAAAGCGTTCAAGATATTTGTACTCACTGAACTCAAACCGATGGCCGTCATCGCGGACTCCTGCAACCCGCGCCATAAGCATGATGTCGTCGTCAGTCATGGTGTTCCCCTTGCTTTCAGCATGGCGTCTGCCATGTGGTATGCGCGTCTAGCCGTCACATCAAAATTGTCGGAATGTACGCCTCCAACTAGTTCCGACTGCATCGCCTTCCCCGCAAAGTAATCGCGCAAGGTCATGCCAAGTTGGGGCTTGATTGTGCTGTCATCAGACGGCGAAAACGGAAACGCTGGGCCTCCTGTGTTTATTGCCATTTCAGTATCTCCCACATAAACCCAGCCACCACACCAAGGAATGTGATGGTCATCAGCACTAGGAAGATGATCGTGCCGTAATGCACCACCTCATCAATGAGCGTGTAATCGTCATCGTTCATAGTGTCACCTTGCGAGTTTTGAGTCCCCTGTGCGTGTAGCACTGGACAGTCCCATCCTCCAGCAGCTTCCAGCCAGCGTTCTCTCCGCAGAGCTTTTGAATCAGTTCCTCTTTAGTGTCCACCCGTGCCTCGTGTTCGCTGGGGCCGTCTAGCAAGTATGCTGCGGACATGACTAGGGCCACCAAGGCTGCTGCTAGCCAGTTTAGCATTCTCCTTCTCCTTTACACTTATGGCAAATAGTGCCATCAAACTGACCTTCTCCTGAACCTGAGCAGGCTAGACAGATGCCTTCTTCTAAAACTTCTGGGCCATCGTCAGCCATATAGGCTGCTAGATCTTCTTCGTAGTCAATCATTATTAGCTCCAAAGAACTTCTGTAGCTGCTTGTACAGGGTGTGCGCTTCGGAAAGGGTCATTTTTTCGATGTCGATGGTGGCTGGTTGTGGAGTTGACTGCTCCAACAACTTAGCATTAACAAGATAAGGGTTGGCGGCACGCTCAACCTTTGTGGTGGGCAAAGCCCGCAATAGTTCATACTCTTGCCCGACAGCGGCCCATTGCGCAACGAGGCGTTTAATGCTAGTGCCGCGCGGTCCTTTTATCCGGGTCAGTTCATGCCGGGCAAGGGCAACCATGCCGCGTGAGTACATTGAGTTTATTGCTGAGCTGACATTGCCACGCGGCACATGCAGCATACTTGCAAGACAGGCTGCGGAGCGCGGTAACTTAGAGTCGTGCAGCAGCTGCCAAATACGCTGCGTGAGGGGCGGAAGCTTTACACCGGCTTGAGCTAGCGCAGACGAGATTTGATTCATAGGTTTTCCTTATAACATTGAGACGGCGAGACTGCCGTGAGTGCATTGTACAACACTTTTTTGAGTGCCGTACAATTATTTTGTGACCCCAAGGTCATTAAGCATGGCATGAGCTTTTTTGATGTACCAGTCATGGTCAATGTCATCAGGCAAAGAATCCGGCAGAATCATGAGCGGCTTGGCCCCATCGGTTATGGGGACCTTGTTGCCATTTTTCTTATAGTGTATGGCTCCTTGCTCGTCTTTGGCATAGTACCAACGAACTGCTTTACCTAGGTATTCATTGTTCTTGATAGCCCCTCCGGTAACGGCTCTGACCGAGATGAACTTACGAATCTCTGTACACTCATGGATTGTGGTCTCTATCGGAATGTCAAGCTGTAAGTAGTCCACAACGGCTTGCGTACAGATCTGAGTTGTCGGTGTTTTGGACAGGTTTTCATCGGCATAAACACCTTTGACTTTATACCCGCCATTGCGCTTAAGTGCAATGTAGTTGTTGATGTCACGCGAGTAGACCGCAGAATAAGATGTCTCTTCAGTGCTAAAGCCAGTTGTTCTTTCCCACCTGGCAACAATGGTCTCCATGGCCGCTTGGTTGCGCTTTTGGCAATAGATGATGATGCCATCAGTATTAGCACTCACAACACTAATGCTTTGTTCTTCAAGAGCCTCAATAAGCATTAGCAAGCTGAGTTGCCCAGTCACGGTTGTTTGAATAAGTAGGTTAGGTCCATAGAGGGCTGACCACCGTGACCCAAATTTGCCAAAGCTCCCGTTGATCGTAACTTTTAAAGCCTCGTTGATGACCTTATTGCCCTCTCTTTTTGCCTTGATTCTTTTCTCCACAAGGGATCTGTAGACGGTCAAGAAGTCAGGCCCGATATGGTCAGGATAAAGCTTCTGGTTCAGGATGACGCTAGGATAGTAGCTAGTCACGTCGCGGTCAACAATGATGTGGTTGGCGTCAGCTATGTAGTGGACTTTTTTCTCGCAAGAATGAATCCCGCCAATGCCTAGTTGGTATGTGCTAGACCCGACCTTGATCTTGAGTTTGCCGACCTCCAATGGTTCAGCAACGTCACCTTTTTCATTGAGTGTGAATGGCCGTGTCTTAAAAATGTCTAAGGCATTGCCTAGCCCTGGATGCTTAAACGCAACAAACAACGGAGGAACATAGTTGAATGAAAAGTCTTTAGGCAGACTAGGTCGAGAAACCTTCTCACCCTTGATTGCCTCGATCTGTTTTTTGATGACCGACTCAGCTATTTGAGCATCTGACTTTGACCGTAACTCCAAGCCATACTCTTTGCCCATCTGTTCACGTAGCTCAATCTGTTCACTGAGCCGGCCGTATAGGTCAATCGTTGTGTCTAAGTCGTTGATGCAGTAGCTACTCAGCAAGTCTCTTTCGTTTCGCTTGATCGTTGCGTTTGGTTCTATTGGCAAGTCTTGCATGCGTTTACTGTGCAAGCGACCACCATAAATCTTTAGACTTGCTTTGCCTGGAGCCACCTCGATCAAGTCAATGTGATCGATGTACTGGCATCTTGGCAATGTGTACTTTGATTCTACATCCCAAGCTCTAAGATCATTGACAATGATGTCATCTGATAGAGCCTTCAGCTTTTGTGAATCAAAGCCGGCAATGGATCCTTTAAGCAAAAGCAAGTCATAGCGGTTGCCGTTGAACGTGATGATTGTGTACCTGGACAAAAGGCTTTTAAGTTGCTCAATGTCAAAGTCTTCCCAGTCTGAGCGTTCAAAGGTTGCAATCTTGCCATTAGCAACGGACTTGATGGCAATCAAAAAGTAGTTGACATAGCATTCAATGTCAAGTACAGCTTTATTCCGCATACTGACTCCATGCACGACCTGCTAAAACCCACAATTCTTTGCCACTGGACGGGTAGTCTTTATCGGCAACGATGCGCTTTATGCTTGTGCACAATGCTAGTTTGGTGCAGCTTATGCACGGCGCTGTTGTGCAGTACAAAGTGTCGGCTTCATCGACTTGACGCAGTCTAGCTATTGCGTTTTGTTCAGCATGGGCTGACATGCAAAGATCTAAGCCTGAACCACTAGGCAGTCCGGCTCCTGCACAAGGCACATCAATGCAATGTTGCGATCCTGGGAAAGACCCGTTGTAGCCGGAAGACAGGATGTATCCGTTGCCAGTTATCACGGCACCGACTTGCCTTCTGGAACAGGTTGCTCTTTTGGCAAATGCCCTAGCAACTTGCATGTAAGTCTGATCTAGCGTTGGTCTTGTCATGATGGTTGCCGGCCTTCTCTATGCTTGATGTGATTTATGTTGAATATTTTTGAACGATCTACGCTGTCATAGCCTCTAGGCTGGATGTATTGCTCGCAGTACCGAATCAAGTCACAACCAGGAGCGGCATCTTCAACGTCCATCGGTCTAGAGTTGAACAAGTCACAAAACATTCTTGTGCCGGTATCATAAAAGCTTTGTTTGCCCATTTTGCCTATAGGCTTAAAGACTAGCTCAAGGGCTGCTGTTGCATTTGCGCCATGATAGCAGTTTGAATTCTCATCAACGAGTTCTGGAAAGTACTCAGCAATGTCCATGACCCAAGCGGTTAGAACAAACTTGAACCTTCTCCATCCATGCAGTGTCTGCCAGTCTAAGCACCAGTCAACAGCGGATTGAATTTTTATCGGTTCTGATTGGTCAACCAACCAATTAAAAAAGTCTCGTGCAAGCTTAGGGGCTATGTCAACTAGGTACTCACGACCCCCTTGACTATAGGCTGCCGAAGGCTTGTTGAACGAAGGTATTTGGTTGCCCATTGAACTAAACATCGGGCCTTCAAAGTCTTTGATCAAACGCCTAATTGAGTCCTCACCGTCTGCGTTCTTGCAAAGGTAAGGGACTGGCGAGTTGTACCAGCCATGCGGTGGCAGCTTAGCGTCACCGATCATGGCAAAGCTTGCACCTGACCCACAAATCCTGTGCACAAGAAAAATGTAGAACCATTCTGCATCGTTGAACTTGTCAGCGTAGCCTTCACACGCATAGCCGTGTTTGACATTCCATTTGTGTTTTGGATTGTCTTTGCCTAAAAACATTTCTTGTGGCACGTTTGAAAAGCCAGCAGCCCATCGGCTGACTGTGTCATAGATATGGATGTTGTCTTGTAAAGGGCAGCCACTTTTAGTAGACTCAGGCAACATGCCAACGTTACGGTCTTGCAGCAACTTAGCTCTATGGTGATACGCAACCGCTTCTAAAAAGTAGATCGACGGCTCTAGGTTGTAGTCTGAACAAAGATCCCATTCTTTGTTCAGTGCATCACGATACGGATGCCTATCAATTTCATGCAACTCCAATGAGTGCAGTAGTTCAGGGCTATGGTTTAGCATCATGGCCCACGCTCCAGGTCAGACATATCGCCCCATTCCCGCTGGCTTTTTAAGGGTATATTTTGGACTTGTTTATACTGAGCCACTACTTTGTCATCGGTGCCAACGTTTATGAAGATTGAGTCATTTATGCCAAAATTTTCAAAGTCTTCCCAGCACTTGGCATCATAGTTTGCCGTTGACGGAAAAGGTGGCCGTTTGTTTAGTGGTACGTCTTTCAAAAACGGTTGAGATGATGACCATAGGATTGCATTGCCAATCTCACCATCATGCATATTACGAGCAACGATCACGCCACGGCAAGCTGCTTTAGGCCAAGCTATTTGCAATGCACGAATGGCTGTTCCAGTAGACACCGACATCCAAATCTCGCTGGGATCTTTACCTAGTTGTTCAGTGACAAGTCCTGCAAGATTGATGATGCCGGCTGTGACCAATGGCGTTTTGCCAAGTCCAAAAGGCAAGTACTTTGCCCCATGCTTTTCAGCCCACTTCTTAGCGTAGCTGTTTAAGGTTGGCATTGCTGCAATCTTGATAAAACGCAAGTCAGACCCATAAGACAACAGTGCTTTTTGATGCATTGAAGGTTCGCCTGATGCTGGACAAAAGAACACGCAATGTTTGCCATAGAGTTTGGCAAGGGTTGCGATTGCATCCATAGCCATACCTACGCGAGGAGCACAATAGACTAAAACGTCTTCTTTGCACTCCGCTATCAACTGCTCAGCGCCGTAGCCCTTCAAGCTGCTTGCACTGGCGTCGCCTCTGAACACCCATTTTTTACCATGGGGTCGTACTACTGGGGCTGACAGCTTTGACTTAAAGCCATTGCGCATTGCAATGTAGTAGGACCTTGCATCATGTCTGCCCCAGCCTGCCGGGATGTCCATGTTTGACTTGCTAGTTGTGCACGTGAAGATACTCATAGTTGACCCCAATCAAAACGACGGTAAAAAGGAGGTGCAATGTGCACCGATGAGTTGAGCTCCATGAAAATGTTTGCATACTCTTCAGGGTCTACGGAGTACCAGCTGCTTGGCGGACTGATCAAGCATTGTTGGCTCATTTTGTCCATAAACAATTCAGTCCAACACTTCCTTTGATCTACAGTACCGGTGAATGGGGTTCCTTTATAAAAACCGGTTTGAGGGATCTTGCGCTTTTCCCATTCGATCGGTACAGGGGCGGCAATTTCAACTTGAACGTTATACTCACTGTTTAAAAAGTTGGCCACATCTGAGTAGTTGCTGCATAAGTCAATGACGGCTTGTTTAGGGGCGCTCTGTCGACCGATATGATGTCGGATGTCTATTGATCCACAGACTAAAGTTACGCGCCTTGGTTTGTGAACCAAGCGGCCTATTTGCTCAACAAAATAGCCTTTTTGTAATGCCCCATGCAAAGTTAGTCCATTTGTCCGGATTACACCTGAACCGCTAGCTGCAAAGGCTGTTGAGTGGCTGTCACCGATTGCGACTACGTCGTTTTTAAGATCTTGTTGGGTCAGTGTTGTCGAGGCTTGAAGGCGCGCATCTAGATTGGCCAAAAGGGCAGACGTCAGTCTAGTTGAGCATGTGGCTTGACCTAAGCGTTTAGACAATTGGTGTGCATAGTTTGGCATAGGCCAATCCAAGCTGACTAGTTGTCCTTTGTAGTTTGCCAATTCTTCAAGCTTGTCAACTAAGCTTTCACTGACCCCTCCAAACAGATTGAGCACTCCGCCAAAATTGACGCCATGCTCCACGTATAGGATTGGGCAAGTAAGCGGGTCAGTTGGCCCAGCAACAGGCACGCCAAGACATTCTGCCCAATGCGTGGCCCAGCCACGCACATGGCTTTTTGGACGGACAGGTATGTTTTGAAATGGGTTGTAAATCATTTTACAAGCCCGATGTGCCGTGGATAGATGTGCAAAGATCCTGCATTCCAGTACATGTTGCCTTTGACTAAGTCAGGGTAGGTTTGTTGCAGCCTGATCAAAGCAAAGTCGTGGACTGTATTTTGCCAAAAGTAGTCACCTTTGAACCCATAGACTGCATCATTAGAACGCATGTTGACGATGTGGTTCAGCTGGCCGTCACGAATAAGCAGCTGAGTGCTGTACGTGCACATGAAGTCACGCATGCCATCGATGACCGAGTCTTCATGCATCGAGGGTCGAATGTAAATGATCACGGCTTGCCGGCTCTCTTTGTTTAAGACAAGGGAGTCAATTGCCTTATGGAATTGATAGCCGTTCTCAGCGCTAAAGACACACCATCCATAGTTTGAGTTGATCCGACCCTTCTTGCTTGCAACTTGTTGCCAGACCGCAGGCACAGGCGGAGCAATGTCATTAGTGTTCAACGACTGGCTCATGTACCAACGCAGCTCACGAGCATTCCATTCGGCATTCACTTCACCAAAAATGAAGGGCTCATCGGCTATGAATGATGCATTGACAATCTCCAACATTCCAGATTCGTTTGGCTTCATAGCCTTGAACTGGTCTCGGATGCCTTGGACTGCTGTAAAGTAAGGTTTAACTGGTTTGAGCCTTGTTATCTGATCAAACAGTTTCTTTCCACGGTTGTAGAATTCTTTGTCTTTTCCTGTGCTGTTATCCTTACTCATTACTTGCTCCCTACAAAGCGGTCATCTTTATCTTTGTTGTGAGCTGCGTGCTCCATCAAGATAAAGAGTTGAGTTCCAGCATGGGCAAGGTGGGGCAGCCCTGATTCTGGATCAGTGTCTTCACCTTTCCAGAAAGCAAAAAGATGCCGTATGATGGAGCCATAGGTACGTGACCAAGCAACAGTCTCGCCTTGACGGTACGAGTTGGCAAAGTACTTCTTGGCACCAAAGCCAAACACATTGGCAACTTGCATCATTGGGTCTATTGGCAGCAGATCTACTCGCACCTTTGTTGCGTCAAACTTAGGTGCAAAGCCAGGTTGGATTGTGCCATCTGAGCTAGGTGCAATTGTGGATAGTGCAGGAACTCGGTCAATGATTTGTTCAAGTTCTGCTTCAGGGCCAATCCAACCTTTAGGTTTGACTAGGTCACGCTTGAAGCCACCACGCTTATCACCATTTTGGCCAACTTCTTTGGCCATGTTTGCCTTCATGACCTTCTCAAAGCCTTCAAGCAAAGGCAGCCCTTGTCTGTCAAGAGTGCCAACAGCAAACACGATCAGATCGAGAAGGGCGTCGTACTCATCGACCAATGTAGTTGCGGCGTTGTACTCATCAAGTTCCTCTTGTAGTGCCTTCACTCGAAAGGCTTTTTCATGAGGATCAAGATGCCAAGGCACGCCAATGCTTGATGTCAAACCAAATTTTTTGTGCATGGCCTTGACAAGGCCCATAATCCTGCTTTCCATAACTAACTCCTTCGTATTGATTAAACGGGCTTTTCACCCGATCGACGCATTGACCTGCGCTAGGGTTTGTTTTTAGCCGAGCAAGTCGGCGTCTTCTTTGGCAAAGTTGGCAAAGTCATCAGAGGCTTCAGTGCGACCACTAAAGGCCTCACCGTCTTTGACTTTCATGATGTTGTACAAAGCAATCGACACGCCTTTGCCACCAGTAGGATGCTCCCAAGCATAAGCTCGGATTGACGCCCTGTAGTAAGCACCGCTGTAGATCTCATTGGCATCCATGATGGGTTTCAGAGCGGCATCAACAATGCCTGGCTTGTTGTTTGACGTGGCTTGCACGCTGTAGCAGCCAGCAAACTCAGGCCTTTCTTCTTCATCACCATCTTTGACAGGCGACTTCATCTTTGGAGGGATTTTGCCCCATTTTGCTTTGGCTGTCTCATCAACCATTTTGTTGAGATCAGTCCAGAACGGACTCTTTTTAGGCATCGGGATCGTGATTTGATAACGAGGCTTTGCACCTTCAACGCCTTTAATGGCATGCGGTTCAAGTACGTGCACAAAAGATCCACGGAACTCAGGGGTAACAAGCTTTGACATTTTTAGTCCTTAAAACGTTGATGAAAATGGGAGTCTTTCCTCCCTGTCATTTGGTCGTTAGACCACATCCATTAGCAACTCACGTGCTTTGTTCTTGAGAGTGTTGCCGTAACCAAACCATGCTGCATTCTGGTTGAGGCCATGATCAACGTGTTCAGTCACAGCATTGAGCAATCCCCAAGCTGTGCCTTCTGCTTCTGGCAGCTCATTGCCTATGGCTTGTCCATTGAACAAAGCCATGATAGACTGGAAAGCCTTTGTCTTTTCTACTGGCACAACTTCCATCTTTTTGATGCCATCAACAAACTTAGTTGACATCGATGTAGGCAACAGCTTTTTAAGAAACTCGACTGCAAAGGTTGCATTGATTTGCTGTTTTGCAAGACGGCGTGAGTCGATCAAGAACTTTTCAAAGCCATTTAAAGCAATGCCAAGATCTAGCGCCGTATCTTTTGCGCTGAACTCTTTTGAATGATTGATACGGACCGTGTCACCAGACTCAGCTGAAGCATAACCGAGAGTGTTGCTGCACACAACACGGACTGAGGTAAATCGCGCCGTGGTTGCAAGAGTGCCGTCATATGATGTTGCCAACAGGACATAGGGTTTGACAACATCCTGGCCAATTATGGTAGCTCCATCATTGACTTTGGCCATTGCCCAGATACGCTTGCCACCTGAGAGTGCGCCGGCTGATTCCAGTTCAAAGTGATTGTTCTCAGCAAGCTTGGCAAAAAAGTCCAACACATCTGCTGGTTGAACGATGTTGTAGTCATTGCTGACAACACCGAGCGGGGCAAAAGTATCTGACCGATAAAGGACATCTTTATTTGGGTACGCGGCAAACGAACCCTCGCTGTCTTGATATTGAACCATTGAGCGGTTGACCGTGTGCGTCAAGCCAGCAGCTTTTGCCCACACGCTGATAGGCTGACCGGCTTCAAGGATCTGACCGAGACCGTGCCATGCACCTTTTTTAGCAAGTGCAACGTTTGCTTGACCATTTGAGAAATCTAGTTCGTGTGCCATTTTAGACCTTTTAACATTGAGACGGCGACATTGCCGTGATTGCATTGTACAACACTTTTAGGCCTGTACACAACTATTTTGAGCTTTTTGCAAAATCTTTTTTTGCGGACTGAGTCTTGTCCACGGATGACCGCTTGTCTTTCTCAGGGGCAATGGTTGGTTGGCCAACGTCTACTTTGATCAAGGCTGTCATGTCTAGGCTCTCAGCTTTAAGAGCAATCTCCATTTGAGCCACGCTAAGCAAGACTGACTTTGTATAGATCTGGTCATAGCCTTGTTTTTTCAACCACAACTCGGTTTTTGGTATGTCTTGCCATGACCTAGTTTTACGGCCTTCAACAACTTTCCAGCCAGGGATCAAGCCTCCGGTCAGTAAGATGTCTTTTGCTTTCGCTTCTACTGCTTCGACAAACGCGCTGAGCACCGACAACTTAGGCAACCATTCCTCTATAAGGTCCATTCCAACTGGCTTAGTCTTGAAGTCAATGGCTGCAGCCTCATTGGCTAAGCGGTTCATCTCTGGGCATTTGGCTTTTGCACGACACCACTTGCAGGCTTTCTCGCTAGCCACAAACTTGTTAGGTTCGTTTTGAATGGCTGCGTAAGAACGCTTTAGTTCTTCAGCAAATGCTAAGAGTTCCTTTAGTTCAATGGTCCAGCTATCGATGCTGTTCATCGGTGGTTGGACAATAGTCATCATGATCGTGTCTACGTCGTACACAAGGCCATATTTGAGGTAAGCACCCAATGCATAGCAGAGCAACTGCGTGTTGCCTTCAGCTTCTACGCGCACACCGCTGCCGGTTTTAAGATCAATGACCCGCATCAATGAACCATCAATGACGATGGCGTCTGCGGTACCCCAGCAATCATTGATGACTTCTGCAAGTGTGACCTTCTCTTCGTAGAACTTTTGGCCGTTGAGGGCTTGGATGTAGTTGACATAGACTTGAACAAGCTCAGCCATTTCATGCGTGATGATGTGGCCATTGACCGTCTTGCCAACGAACATAGTTGGTTCAAGGCCTTTAGTCAGACAAAGGTCAGACACTGTGTGCATTGCAGTGCCCTTCTCTGCGTAAATGCTTGAGTCGCCACCTTTGATGTCAGGTTCCAGATGGACGCTGCCTGGGCAAGTCATCCATCTAGAGCTAGCACTCGGTGAGAGCTTAGCGTGCTTCATTGACCAATTCCATAGTTTGTGAAAATTGCTCTTCACCGATTTCGCTGACCTTTTTGACTCCAAGTTCAGCCAGGATAGCAAGAGCTTGTTCACGCTTGCCCGCCCCAATCAGTTTGGCCATTGCTTGGCGAATGTGGTCTAGCGTAAGTGGCTCAATCTCCACTTGTTTGGCTGGCTTTTTAGGGGTGGGCACTTCTTGCTCAACGGCCTTAGGTTTCTCTTGCTCAATGGCCTTGAGCTGCTTATCATTTGCCTGCTCAACAGCCTTAGCCGTGGGTTCTGTACTTTCAAACAATTCGGCCAACTCACGCAGCTTGGCTGCAATCAATTTTTCATTCATGTCCGTAGACTCCTTAATGACACTATCAATGACATCCATCTTGGTCAGTATCTTGTGTAAGATAATTTCATCGATGGACCCGGTTATCGTCAGCAAATCAATAGTGACATTGTCTTGCTGACCGATTCTGTGGCAGCGGTCTGCTGCCTGTTGAAGGTCTGAGGGAGACCATGGTGCTTCAACAAATACGACATGGCTTGCTGCGGTTAGGGTCAGACCTACTCCAGCAGCTTTGATGTTGCCTACAAAGACTCTGCACTTGGCATCGTTTTGGAATGTTTGAACTGCTGCGTGTCTGTCTTCATTCTTGACTGCGCCGGTGACTATGACCGGTTCAAACTCTTTAAGGGCGTCCACCAGCCCGTCAATGATGTGAGTGTGATGAGCAAAGACCACAACCTTGTCTATCTGTTCAAGACAGTCTTTGATGTAGCTTATAGATTGGTCTAGCTTGCGCTCTGCATTGAGCCGCCTGATGTCACTGATGGCTTCAAACGGAATCGAATCAGGCTTGTCAATCTCGTCAGCTGTAAATTGCTTTTCACGCTTGTCAACTGGCAAATCAAGGGCAATGACCCTATAGGTTTTTGATGGCAAGTCAATGCACTCAGCTTTTGTCATCCGCAGCATGAACGGTTCTAACACTTTGATCAGTTCACTTTTACGGCTTGAACCGCTGAAGTCGTAGGTGTCCCAGGGTGTTTTCCATCCTGCACAGAACCTCATACCAAACTCGAAGTAACCTAGCTTTGTGGCTCCAATCGAATAGAGCAAAGTCCACAGCTCGATAGGTCGATTGACTATAGGTGTGCCTGTCAACAGGCTGACGTTGGTTGTGGTCTTGATCAAACTCATCAACAACTTGGTACGCTTGGCTTTGTAGTTCTTGATGTAGTGAGCTTCATCCACTATCAAAGTGACCGGTTTAGGTAGGTCAAGCTTGCCTAGTATGTCATAGTTGACAATAGTGACGTCAAGGCCTTTGATTGGATCTTTGGGGCTGCGAACAACCTGCACGCTAAGTTCAGGCCGCCACATCTTGAGCTCGGCTTGCCAGTTGAGTTTGAGTGATGCAGGACACACGACCAATGCAGGCACAGACAAGTCTAGACTAGACACACCTGTCTTGCCTAGACCCATGTCAAGCGCAAGAATGGCCTTAGGTCGTTGACCTAGCCACTTAACAGCTTGGACTTGATGAGGGTACAGGTTCATTTGGCAATGGCCCAATACCAAATGCGACTGATGAGCACACTAGCTGCCATGCCTAATAAAAGGAATGGCACTAAGATTGCCATAACAAAGAGTGCCAAGAAGACTTTCATTTGATCAAGTCCAGACATTCTTTTGCACACTGCTTGAGCTCACGAGTCGAGCTGCTGCCAAATGAAATGCCTGTTTCCATCATCTTGTATTGCACATCAAGTGCAAGCTCAAGACTGATGTTCAGCCATTTCATGATGTCTCTAGTGAGGGCGTTCATGCGAGCTCTAATGTTGGCTGATTGACTTCAATCTTGTAGCCGAGTGCTTGTGCAAGCTTGAGTGTATCGCGGCTCAAAGTTGTCTGCCGTGCAATGTCGGCAAAGATCTGTGCGACTGAGTTGGCTGGATAAATCATATCTTTTCCATAGACATTTTTGATGGTGACGATGAGTGGGTTGTTGGCTGTGAGGACGGTCATGATAGGCTTTCGACATTGAGACGGCGAGACTGCCGTGAGTGCATTGTACAACACTTTTTGAGTGCTGCACAACTATTTTGCAACTATTTGCGTTTATACATAGGGGTCCAGTCCTTGATGTCTGGTCTGAGCTGCTCTTTTGTGAATGGTATGGCCTTCATCGAGCCAAATTTTCTGGCCGCAACACGGCCGATTTGTCCTCGTGTGAACCAGTAGGAAACGGTGTTCCGGCTCATCTTTGCTTGCCGAGCCATCTCGGCCTTTGTACCCATGTGGACTAGGAGGAGGTCTAAGGCTTCTTGACAATCGGCCTTAAAAGGTTTGAGTTTTTTTTCAATCATGATGTATTGTACATCAGTTTTTTGGTGTATGATGCCAATGGGCTTGGGACGAACTAGCTATTCGACCGACGAGGATGCTTTCCCCTTTCACAGCATCCGCCCAACCACTTTTGTGAATGGGTTGAATGAAAGAAAACCATGTCTATCCTGTTAGCGTCCCCGTCTTTGGAAAAATTAGTTTTTGACTCTTGTGAAACAGCAAAAATCTATATGCGGGAAGCCTTAAACGCCACTTCCAATTTGCCTAAAGGAATGAACAGAACGGCGATTATTGTTGCTTTTATGGAAGCTGCTTCATCGGACTACCGAGATTCCATTACTTTAAAAATTGAATCTGGTAGGGGGAATAATGTCATCTAAACCAACGGCGTTGCCTGTAAAACCTGAACTCATTCCTCAAGAACTCAAACTCATTCCTAGGTGGGTCGTTTGGAGGCTTGAACTATGGGTCAAAAAAGACGAGAAAATTGTATGGAAAAAGGTGCCATACCAGACTAGTGGCCGCTTGGCCCAGGTCACTAATCCTAAGCATTGGTGTAGCTACAAC